AAGCAAATTTTAGAAACAATATATCCTGTAACAAATAGTTTAACAGAAATAGACCCATTTGATAACTACAAGGACGAAATCAAAGATGAAGATGAAGAAGAAGAAGATGAAGGCAAAGACAAAAATGAAAACGAAGACAATATAGTTTTAGAAATAGAAGAATTAGATTTGAAAGAAGATCCAAATTTATTAAAAGAGTTTGATTTGAATTCTAGTTTAGTAAATAGTTTAGACACATTTACATTAAAAAAACCAAATCAGGTATATTATGATATTTATAAAAAAGCAAGAGATAAGGCAAAAGAAGCAAAAAAGGTTGCATTAACTGCATATTTAGAATTAAAAGAGATTAAGAAAACATATATGATTGACAATATTGATGATAGTGATAGTGATTTAGAAGTATATAGTGATAATGAATCAGAAACTGAATCTGAATATATGTGAAATATTTTGAACATCTAGGAAACTATAAAGCAGATTTTATAACACAGATTTTAATTAACTATTAATTAACAATTAATTAATAATTACAAAAATATTTTATCCTTGATTTTATATAATGAGTGTTTCACTAAAAAAACTCTGGAATGATTACGGTGTTGCTGGTATTTTGTTTGCTATTATTGCAGCATATGTTTTACAAATGATGTATAAATACTTTATGAATAAGGGTTCATATGGATATGAAGGTAATAGTAATAAGCAAAATAAAGCTTACAATAACAGACCTGCTGCAACTCCTTCTATAATGCCTGCTTCTGAAAATCAAACTGGTGAGTTTGCTTCTACAAATGGCTCTCAACAAGCGGGTTCTTGTGGTGCTAACATGAACAGTCCTTCTGATATGTTGCCCCGTGACACTAACAGTGAATGGACTCAATTAAACCCTGCTGGTAAGGGTGATCTTGCCAACATTAATTTGTTGAAGGCTGGATACCATATTGGTATTGATACTATTGGACAAACATTGAGAAATGCCAACTTGCAAATTCGTTCTGAACCTCCTAATCCTCAATTGTCTGTTGGACCATGGAACCAAAGTACTATTACCCCCGACTTCCTTAGACCGCCTCTTCAATTAGGTCAAGGAGGTCAATAGAGCATATATCGTAATAAATAAGATAATATTTATATAAATGTATAAATTTATATTTATATTAACATAAATATTATTTAATTTCTGTTTAATATTATAAGTATTCATATAATATATGTTTGACTTTGATAAACAGAATATATTATTTTATATAGTTTTAGGATTTGTGTTTGTTATTTGTTTAAAAATATATAATGAATCCGATGCGTTTAATCTTAAATGTATCATATCTGATGTAGATGGTGAGAAATATTGCGTTAGAGAGCGTTCCAAACTGCAATTGGCTGCCGATTTGTTGGCCAAGGTTACTGCAAATTGCAAAGATTTAGTAACTTATGTTGGGAAAAAATATCCGGATGATGAGGATGTAAAGCGCCTAACTACTAACTTCAATCCTACCAAAATATCTGAAACGCTGCCAACCAGTGAATTTACAGCCTATAGTGAAAATAAAGGAGAGAAGTTAGCATTTTGTTTAAATAAGAAGAAGGCAGATAGCAGTAAACTGATAGACATAAACACACTAACATTTGTCGCAATCCATGAGCTGTCGCATATTATGACTAAGGCGGAAGGACATAAACAGGTTTTTTGGCAAAATTTCAAATTCTTATTAGAGAATGCAAAGGCTGCAAATATTTATCAACCAATAGATTATAAGAAAAGCCCAGAACCATATTGTGGAATGGATATAACAGATAATCCGTATTTTGATTTGTAAATAATATTTATATAATATATAATATATAATATTTAATAAAATGAATCAATCTGAAACAATTACATTAATATATAATAAGCCAATAAAGGACAATGAACTTATGAATAATGGCTCTACTGATCAGTATATTAAACAACAAATTAGTAATTTATCAATAGGTAATCAATTTATAGTTACATCTAATGTTAATGGTATTTCAATTATATCACCTATTAACAATAATATAAATATGGGTAACCCAATTAACATACCAACTAACCAAATATTTACATATTTTAGTGTTGTAAAACCAAATACAAATGGTGGCTCTAAACGAAGAAGAAGTAATAGAAGAAGAACTAGTAGAAGAATTAGAACTAATAGACGAAATAAAACTAATAGACGAAATAAAACTAATAGACGTCGTAGAACTAATAGACGCCATTAAATAATATTTATACTGCTAAAATTATATAAAATAATAACATTAATTATATATAATGTCATTATTGTCAATACCAATATTTAAAGTTAACAAAATAATAGGTAAAAATATAGTTAGCCAAATTTATGTATTTTTTGGTAATAATTTAGACATAGAAAACCAGGAGGACCTAACTGAACTATTTAAACGAGAGCCAGATAATCCGATATTTTCAGACACTTTTAAACCAGATGAACTAACAAATGTAAAAGCTAATAATACACCTGTGTTATTTATTAATCAGTCTATTTATATTGATGATACTATTGGTACAATTAAGTTAAAAATATTTGAAGCACTTGGAAAAGTTGTGTCAATGGATGAATTATATTTATTTTGCTTGAAAACTGAACCCATTAATCCTATTACATTATATCAAAATTTGACACAAAATGATAAAATACCTTTAACAAAGTTGCGATTAGAACAAATGACAACAAATATTTATGGAAAAAATGGGAAACCAATTGACTTCTCAGAGAATAAATCAAAATCTAATGATAAATATACATTTGATGATATTTTACAATTGAATTTATCAGAACGAGATTATTTAGTAGCATCATGTCTTGGTCAAAAACTTGTATTTTCCAGTGAATATCCGTTCATAGTTGATCCATTTTATGTCACAAATTATGACACCATATTAGAACGTTCCAGAAAGGAATTATCGTCACTTAATAATAATTTGTTATTAGAGTCCGGTGTTATTTCAAACAATACTATTTTTTTATGTTTAGCACAGGATGTATTAAATCAAGGACTAGAACAAGGATTAGAACAAAACCTAGCACAAAATCCAATTCTGGAATCTGAATATACCAGTAAAATATACTTTCCCTTTTTACATAAAGCAAATATTGATACTATTGCAGAATTAGATATTGCAAGGGAAAAATTAATACAGGATACATCTCGTAAATTGTCGGCAAATGTAGAACGAATGTTTGCAAATGTTGATATGTTTTACAATGTATATAAATTTCCTAATTTAAATAATGAAATAAAGACTACATTCTCCCAAAAACAAAAAGCTAGCGGTATAAATTATATAAAAATCGTAATGTATCCGGATTTTAAGATAAAAATCCCAGTGGAAGTTATTTTCAAGTTAATTCATGCGACATATGATTTCCCTTTAATCAAATTTAATCCGGAAACAAGACAAGAAAATATGTATCGTTTATACACAGACCAATTAACAGTTGATGGACAAAAAATTCCACATCTAAATAAATCTACTATTTTCAAATTAATGAGGCTAATTGGCAGGCAAAAATCGGTTGCAATTTATACAAAGGTTGTATATCAGACTGTTAATTATTATATGATTTGTGAGTTTGAGGAAAATGGGACAGTTTCGGTATATTCACTAGCTAATTTTGATACACCTGTTTTATTAAATAATGATTTGGAAACACGATTTTCAAATATAGATGCAATTATAGACCTTGCCGTAAATCCATTAATTGAGCAAATACGACCATTTTTTGAACAAAGTGGTCTGGAACTGTCATCATTTAAATCTATTAATAGTTATAATATTGAAATCAGAGAACTAACATATCAAACTGTATATTCCATTAATAAACCTATTGATTTAAATAAGTATGCGGGTTGTTTATCTAGTGTATTTACAATAGAAAGTACCAATTTAGTAGAAACTATAAATATGAAGGAGGGCGCATCAATGCGTTTCAAACGTGTGTCAAATTTTACAACATTAGATAGTCAAGTTGCATTTATTGTTGAAAAGATATATCAGGGTTTAAAGCAACAGGAAATTATTACTGAGTTGATCCAAAAATATGATGATATGAATGATGAAACTGCAAATGATGTTTTTGCAAAAACTATAAAGGATTTGGAACTTGTACGAGGTGCAAATAAACGGCGTTCAATTATGGTCAAAATTAATCCTGGATTTAAAACTAATATGATATTGAATCCAATTACTAGTGAAATTAAGGTTGTTGTTAGTGGGATAAATAATGTATTTTATTTGGATACATTGCCTATTTATATTGATTCGTTTATTCGCATTACACAGGATATAAATAGTACACGTGTTGACAGCACAGAAATACAGAAATTATGCTCTGGTTCAATTATAGAAGATTTGAATTTTGATGAAATTGTTGCTCAATCAGAAGAAAATATAGCGGAGAATGAAGTGCCGACTATTGAAGACGATAGTCCGGTTTATTTTAGCGAATCGTCTGGTGAGTCGCCTGATAATAATGATTTGTTAGATATATTAGGGTTTGCTGAAGATTCAAATGATATGGGAGGCGGAAATGATTCGGATTCTGATGAAGAAGACTCAGATATACAAAGTTTGGGTTCTTCTATCAGTTTAAATCCAGACTTACAATCCGGACCCAATCAAGAATTAGAAAACTTGGCAGACGAAAACTTAGCGGAAGAATCTGAATCTGAATCTGAATCTGAATCTGAATCTGAATCTGAATCTGACACTGAATCTGACACTGAATCTGACACTGAATCTGACACTGAATCTGACACTGAATCTGACACTGAATCTGACACTGAATCTGAATCTGAATCTGACTTAGAAAAACCTAATTTATTAGATCAGGCTAACTTAGATCAGGCTAATTTATTAGAAAAAGACAATTTGGTTGCAAACCCTGTAACAAACCCTGTAACAAACCCTGTAACAAACCCTGTAACAAACCCTGTAACAAAGACTACAACAAATATTGACAATAAAGTCCATGATATAACTGGTATGAAACTAAAATATCCGAATCCATTTTCAAAACGCATAGAAGACAGAATGCCAAATTTGTTTGTAAAAAGTAAAGACGATAAGATTGATTTATATACCCGAATGTGTCCATTTAACTTAGCCGCCAGAAGACAACCAATAATCTTAACATCAGATGAAAAGGATAAATTAGTTGCAGAACATGAAGATATATATAAAACAGATGGAGTTGTAAAGGAGTCAGAATTTATTGAATATGGCACTGACCCTAATGATGCGTCTAAAAAATATTTTTTTACTTGCCCTCGTTATTGGTGTTTAAAAACAAATACAGCTGTAACTGCACAAGACATAAAGGATGGCAAATGTGGTCCCAAGGTAACAGATATAAATGATGCGATTATTCCAAAAAATGCAGAAGTTGTTCCAAAAGATAGATATGTATATAAATTTTATGAAGATGATGCTGAGAATTTTCCTGGGTTTCATAAAGAAAAAATGCCTGATGGTACTTGCATTCCTTGTTGTTATAGTAAATGGAATACAACAGAAATGGGTAACCGAAGGAATATTTGTCAGGGCAAACCAATAGCGAATAAGACTCTTGGTAAAAAGACAGTTGGCAAAAAGACACTTGATGAAAGAGAGAAAGTTGGTGAAAAGACACTTGATGAAGGAGAGACAGTTGGTGAAGAGAAAATTAGTGAAGAAGAAGTCGCTATAGAAGAAGAATTGAAGCGCAATGTGCAGGAACCTGAGAATTATGTAAAAGGACCTGAAAAATATCCTTTAGGTGAGCATAGATGGGGATTTTTACCAATTGGCATCCAAAAATTTCTACATGAAGTAAATTCAGAATGCCAAGTTACCAAGACAATCATGTCAATAAAACCAAATAATACGTGTTTACTTAGACATGGAGTTGAAAACAGTCCAAACCAATCATTCATAGCATGTATAGCAAGTACTATGTTTTATGGTCAACCAAAAGAAGACGATGTACCAGTTCTTAATAAAAAACCAAATAAACCAATTAAAAAACCAAAAGGTAAACAAATTATTAAAGAATTGTTAACAAATGCAGTGCCATCTATTAAAGAAATGAAAGATATTATAATTAATGCTATTGATATTGATAAATTTATAACTTATCAAAATGGTGACCTAATTACATCATTTGCTAATCCTAAATTAGAAACAGAGAAACAAGTAAATATTAATAATATTAGACAAAAAAATACAAATACAACAAATACAACAAATACAACAAATATAACAAATACAAATACAACAAATACTAATAAATTTAAAAATGGAGACAAAATTGAGTGCAATTATCACGGATTAAAGAAATGGTATCCAGGCACAATAATTTACATAAATCGCAACGGCACATATGATGTCGCATATGATAAAATCAAGGTAAATATTGAAGACTATGCTGGTTCTAAATTATATAAAAAAATACAGGAAATTAATTATTCAAAAATTGCTTCTACAAAAGAAGTTGAACATTTGGAAGAAGATGAAACAGCAAATTTAGAAGTTGAACATTTAGAAGCAGATGAAAAAGCAGAAATAAAAGAAGATGAAAAAGCAGATGAAAAATCAGATGAAAAAGCAGAAATAAAAGAAGATTGGGAATTTTTGGAACGTGTCGCTGAAGCATTTGAAAATTTCAAACTATTTTTAACTGACCCGACAATTACGATAGATTATACATATTTATGGGATATTGTATGCACTAAAAATCCTATGTTATTTCCAAATGGAATAAATCTAATCATTCTGGAAATGCCTGAGGATGATAGTAGTAACAATATTGACCTAGTATGTCCTACAAATCATTATTCTAATCATGCTTATGATGATAGAAAGAACAGCATATTTTTAATTAAGAGAGAGAACTGGTTTGAACCAATCTATTCATATAACAATAATAACGGAACACAAAACATATCATCTACATTTAATGAATCTGACAGCAAACTGAAAGATGTATTTACAAAGATTATAAAAACAACATTGGGGGAAAAATGCCGTTTTTTAGGTAGACGAAATGAATATAGATTTAAACAAGCACCTATTTTAGAAGACCTTATTGTTAGTCTTACAAGTGGAAAAGATATGTATACAATTCAAAAACAAGTATTAAATTTCCAAGGCAAGGTTATTGGGCTATTAGTAACGAGCCCAGATGGTCTGCAAGGATTTGTCCCATGCTATCCATCATCTCTAATTAATGAATATGATTATGTTTACATGACGGATGACATTTGGAAATCATATGACCAAACATTAAAGTTCTTAAAAACTTATTATAATTATAAGGAACCAAAGATTCCAAATGACGCGGAATGTTCTAATGATAATTATTTTTGTCGCGTTACCGATGGAGATTTTAAGAATACTGTAATTGTCGGGTTTTTAACGAATACAAATCAATTTATTCAAATTAATGATCCAATGCCTATTTCCAGCGTAGATGATAATATTAAAACAATTACAAGTAATGATACTCTTATTTCAGATATTAGAACACTTACATCTACAAAGGTTGATAACAGGAGAGTTGATTATATAAAACGAATTGTATTGGAAACCAATTTCTCAATGCATTTAGAAATACAATCCGTATATTGTTTAATGATTATTCCAATAGCGATAAAAGAAAGGAAATAATGAAGGCAATAAAGAATGAACGTAAACAACAATCTATTTTATATAAGACACAATTAAAAGAGGTTGTCAAATTATTAGAAGGCTTGGTAGCTGATAATATTGAATTTGTTGAAAAATTTGATTATAAAAATATTGTAGAAGATGATATACAAAGTTGCATAAAGAGTTCAACTGAAACCTGTAATGTAAGTACTTCTTCTATTTGTAAGATTTCTGAACAAGGTAATAAGTGTGTAATACAATTCCCTTTAAATAATTTAATTTCCAAGGAATCTAATAAAGAATATTATTTTGGCAGAATGGCAGATGAACTTATTAGATATAATAGAATAAAGTCATTTATATTCAAGCCGCAATCTTATCTGTCTTTTGGGCAAGTAAAATATAATTTAAGGGATAATGAAATTATCGTTTTGCAAGATATGTTAAACCAAGATTTTTTTGACAATTTTATACCAGCTGATATTAATAAATACGCCAAATATAATACATATGATAATGCTGAACCGATTACCAGTCAAAAATACAATAATGAACATGCATATGAATTAGATGAGGGAATTAATACTACAAAAATAATAGATTGTAAACGAACTGAGCCAAAACCTATTACAAATTCTACATATTGGAAAAAATGTTTTCCTAGTAACTTTAAAGAGGTGGAATATTCAAGTAGCCCATTTTGCCCTCTATATTTAATAACTGATTTGGTAAAAGAATTTAGTAATAGAGATATTACTATAGCACAGATTAAAGAAGATTTGATACGTGAATATAACAGACTTACTGATAATTTTTCAAATATTGATAGGGTGCAAAAAATATATGGAATTTTAAATGATGAATTTCAACCTTATTTTACAAAAAATAGTATTAGTAATGGTATGACAATTGAGCAAATGATTAATCTAGATGATTTCAATGCTGGAAATTTTGATTTATGGATATTATTAAATAAATATAAAATACCATCTATTATGATTTCAAAAAAGGAATTTAAACATAAAAAAAGGGATGTTATGGTTTGTTGGAGACCAGAAAATAGTAGTGTATATGCTATCATTTTTACACCAATATTTTATAAAAAAGAAGCTGATAGTTTTAATCAATACAAGATAATTAAAAATGGGAATAATCATATTAAAATTAATATTGCTGAGTTGAAAGACCCTGATAACAAATGTGTTACTAATATTAATGAAGCTATACAAGAATATGATACAATTGAACGATATTTGGATACATTTGATATGAGTCATATTATAAACAAGAATGCAATAAACGAATTGCTTAAAAGTGAACTAAAAATAAGACGCAATGTTGAATTGTTTGAACCAGTGTTAGAACCAGAACCAGAACCAGAACCAGAACCAGAACCAAAACCAGAACCAGAACCAGAAAAAATAGTAGATGTAGTTCCTGTAATAAATGTGAGTCCTGTAATAAAAGAAAAGAAGAAAAAGGATACCAAAACTCTTCGCGAAAGCGTTAAGAATAAGGTCACTAAAAAAAATAAGGCAGTCATATTTGATGAAATAAATATTTAACTTATTGACACATCATCTAAGTTATCATCTGAATCAAAATCTGATTCTAATTCTAATTCAGCGTTTGCATCTAACTCTGATTCTGAGTCGGAATCAGAATCTAGGTCTGCTTCTGAATCAAAGCTCGCATCTGAATCTGAATCATTATTTGCAGCATGAAATAACATATGAATATCATTATTCTCAATTTCATTTATGTATATATTATGAAACGATATATGCTTTGAATTAAATGTAATTGTAGTCCCACCTTTAACTTTTACATTAAATAATCTAGGTTTAATATGTATAATTTTTCGGCCAAATGTGATATTATATTCATAAAATTTGCGCAATTTTGTGTACAATATCCGTTTATAATTACTTATTCGCTGTGTCCCTTGGATATCATAATTTGTTATATAATAGTAATACAAAAACGGTTTGAAAATCTCCACTAATAACTCGTGTGGAAACTCAGTATGAATTGATAGTTTACGAGTGTAATAATTCGTTTTTAACATTGCAATTATTGATTTGTGTAATATAGTAGAGGGTGAATTATATATATATTTTTGAATAGTCGTTTCTCTTAGAAATGCCTCATTATTTAAAGCAAATTTATTTATGTCAAAATTAGATAAAAAATACAAATGGAATATTGTAGATATCAATCGTTCAGATGACTTCATTTTAAAATATACATTATATAATGTTGCCGAATTAAATATCTCATTATTAAATGGATTTTTTGCATATTTTGGCTCCGAGAAAAAACTAGGAGCATTGGTAATTGCGGTTTCAATTATTTTAACAATATCATTCAAACTGAATAAATACTTTGATTTATTCTGAATTAATACAAATGTATTCTTATGATTTATATCTAATGGATTCATTGTCAAATCTTCAGTTACTACTGTTTTATATTTTTTTAGTCGGAATATATGTGCTAATCTTGTAAATGCATAATATATTCGCTGCGCTTTTGAAAATATATCACTTATATGTTTTTTACAATTGTTTAAAAATAAGTAATCATTATTATTATTTTCAATATCATAAAATACTTTAATTTTTGCATGCGATGATTTTGCTATAATGCTTGGTTTATTTGATTTAATATATTCGTTATAGATTTTACAGACGATATTGTAGGTATAACATACCTTAATAAAATCGTAATTTGTATTTATTGTATTTATTGTATTTATTGTATTTATTGTATTTTTATTTGTTATATTTGTATTTGTTGTATTTAATTTCAATGGTTCATCCGGATATCTTATCGTAGTACTGTTGGCGCATTTTTGTAATATATTAAAAAAAGTTTTCATTATAAATATTTATTATATTTATAATTACTCAATTTTTAATATATTTTTTTTAAACTTGTATTTATTAAAACTTGTTATAGTATTTTTGTAAACTTGTTATAGTATTTTTGTAAACTTGTTATAGTATTTTTGTATTTATAATAAAATTGATTAATTTATTATAATTTAACTTCATTATTATAATAAATAATGAAGTGTTCAGGACTAACTGTATATAGAAATCCTTGTAAAAATAAAGACGTTGGTGAAAATGGTTTGTGTAAAAAACATACCTTTATAGAACTTAATACTAAATCCAAAAAAGATGGGAAATGCGTATATATTCGTCGCAATAATAAAAGATGTTTTCAAAATGCGTATACTGATGGTGAAGATAAGGATTATTGCGCCGAACATTCATTATACGTTTTATCTAATAAAAAAAGTAGCTGTAAATGTTGTTTAGAATTATATATGAATATCCAACAAGAAAAATTAGGAGGGTTTGAATTAGAACTTTCTGATGAAGAAAAATAAAAAGAAAAAAATCACATGGTAAAATTTTATCTTATTTATTTTTTTGCAAACTTGTTATAGTATTTTTTTTAAACTTGTTATAGTTTATTATTTTTAAGCTTGTTATATAGTTTTAAGCAAATGGGTTGTAATCATTATCTCCACCCATCTCTTCAGCTCTAATATTGATAACATTATTTTCTATGGTTAAGTTCTTTGTACTGCATGAATCATTTTGGTCTTCCAATGAACCAAATAGTCCCTTTTCAATCAAATCCTCTTTATTCTCATATTCATACTTGTATTTTTCTTCAAGATTAATCATCTCATTCAAATCCAATACAACTTGGAATGAAGCTGTTCCAAATAATCCTTCTTGACCACACATTACATTCGCTGAAATACCTCTCATTGTATCTAATTCAGCATGTCTTGCTGCTTTCAAGAACATCTCCGGAGTTTCCTCAAATGACGCCTTTGCAATAGGTCCAATATCATCATTATTAATACCGTGTCTGAATATTGATATCATTTTGTGACTAAATGTCATTCTGTCGCATAACAATGCCATATGATGAAAGTTCAGATATGTGCCATCAAACTCAATCACATCAGCCAATTCATTATAAATTGCCTGTCTAGCAGCCTCCATTCCTAGCACATTATAGATTTCAATAATATCATTACTATATGTTCTATTTGGGTCAATATAATCTAATCCTAAAACGTCCATCATATTTGTGCCAATAGTATCAAGAACCCAAATATCCTCCTTTTGGTAAGCACCCGCTTTCTCAACCAAATTGTCCTTTACCTTTCTAAGAATAACTTTATTAATATTCTTGATTCCACGAAGTACAATATTATTCAATAGTTGGTCCTGGAAATTCTTCAATATATAAATCTGATCGGATTGATCCAATGGATTTAGTTTTATCTTCTTTTGAGCCTTACTAGACGAATTCTTCATAATATTTGCCATACGAATTCTGAATACCAATTTGTCTGCATTGTAATCCGAATAGACACACGATATTTCATCCTTGTAAGTATTATTCAAAGTAAAGTGCACATCGTCCATTGTAATATTCTTCTCCAACATAGTTTCTGGATCCATCACCATGCGAATAACCCATTTGGACTTCTCTAATTCAGTTTGTACTGCTCCTTCCAAACAAGAGCCAACCATATTTTCAAAATCTCTGAATTGTGCCATTGTGTTCTTATCCTCATCTATCAAAGTATTCATATCATCTGGGTCAAAACATATTTCAACTGTCTTTACAACCTCTTCCAGTTTAGTATGTTCCAACATATATTGAATTGTATTTGCCTTATCCTTATCAGTTTCATCTTCTGGCTTCAAGAAGACAGTTAGAGATGGATTCTTTAAAGACGCAGACAATGATAAGATTTCTTCAATTCTTGGCACACCTCGGGTTACATTGGACTTAGATGCAACACCTGCAAAGTGGAAAGTGTTTAAAGTATTATGAACTATAATTCCGCAATCAGTCATAAATGTCTGGTTTGCTGGTACTGTGAAATCATAAACATATTCATTTTCTAAAGGTTTGATAATTTCAATATTCACAATCTCATCCCAGATTACATTTGAGTTTACAGCCTGTTTTAAAACAGCAAGTTCATTTGTAATTAATCCGACATTCTCACTCTGTTCAAAGATTTCAATATATTTCTCCAATGTGCGGCGCCCAATACTCTCTTTATTTGCCCATCTTCCATATGTGCGACTTTGTCCTGGAAACTTCAGTGTTTTACCGCAAGTCGCGATAATATGTCCTAGTCCATTAATCTTATCAATATCATCCGATAAACTGTGAATATCAGTGCGCTCACAATACTTAACAATATTCATTAGTTTGTCAGCATGAACCAAACTACCAATATTGTCTTGGTAAGCCCTAGAATACTTGGGACTGATTGATACATTGTATATTGGTGCGCCGCGAACATTTGTCTCTTTAATAGAAGCGAATATTCCAAAATAATTCAGGAACAATGCAATATCACTTGACAATTGTTTGCTTCTACTGCATGACCGGATTTGATGATGTTTCTCATCGCATTGGAAATTACCATCACCGTCCATATATCCTTGGATTAGACCCGCCTTGAATTCATTGGGCGCAGTAAATGCGAAATCCGGAATGCGCTTAACAAATGATCCAGTGCCACATGTGTTTACAATGAACTCGGCTAGAACCTTGTGACTAAACGTAGTTGAAGTTGAAGGTCCATATTCACCTGCATAAGTTCTTACTCTGCTATCCTTTCCAAACTCCAATGCCAATTTGGTAACATTGTCAATATAAAACTGTGAAATATTTGTAATACAAATAGAATATTTATTAATATTACCTTCAGCCAAGTAAGCACCAATAAACCATCCAAATAATTGGTCCAACTTCTTAGTCATGTCTCCAATTGTAACACTATCTTTAACAAAAGTGTTGGCAATATGTTTAGCAACTGGAACTCGCATGCCTTCCTTCAAATCAGCACCTGTAATTGGTGCAACTTGTTGTGTCGCTTCGTCGCGAATAAGATGCGAATGACTCAAAGTTGTTGTTGTTTGGCGACCGCTCTTGGTTGTAATCTTTATTAAATCACCATTTACTGGGTGACGACTTACGTGTGAAATTCTATTCCAATGTGTCTTCTCTTGTTTATCCACACCGACAATATAATATTCGTCTTCCAGCGCGTCCAATAATGTCTCCACACTGTCTACATGTCCAGTGTTAAATGTATACTCGGGATTTTCCTCAATGAGAGCATCACATAAAGATCCAATCTGCGACAAGACTGACGAAATATTTTTGCTAACTTTATTAATTTTTACGCACCTAATATGCTCACAATCAGTTAGCGACATTTGCGTAGTTGGTTCGCCAATGCTCTGCGCCGCAATCATTCCAACCATTTCACCAGGTGCAACAATTGCGCGCTTATAGTCAAGAATAATGGTAGCCAATAATAATTCCAATGCTTTTTGATTGAAACGCTTATTCAGTAACAAATCCTTTGGCGACAAATAGTAATAAAACAGTACTTTAAATAATTCAGTTGGCGGCGCAAAATGAATCTGTTGCATTTTAGAATATGTATTTTCTATTAGTTCAAACGCTTCTAGCATAGTGAGGTCTACAAGTGAGTTGGCATTGATACCTTGTTGTCCAATAACATTTTGAATGATATACGAAAATGCGACTGGAACGCGAACAACTTTATCCGACTTGTAATTGAATATGTTCTTAATAATAATATCTCTCTTTTCAATCATATAATCAGTATAAAACTGGCATTTCTGGTTTAATTGTTCCTCTTGCTTCTTATGGCGACTGAATGCACTCTTAGTAAACATTCCGGATAATGATTTGGTTTTGGTCTTCTCTTCGGGAATATTGTAGTGACCATAAATCTCCTGAATGCTCATTTCAACAATATGCAGTTCCTGGTTTTCAACTTTAATTGTGTCAATATTATCATCTCCATAAGAGAATTGTACAATCTTGTTTTTATTAGTTCGGATAGTCATATCATAATTCACCATCAAATCTTCCAAACCTTTAATCAGTCTTCTTTGAATATAACCAGTTGTAGAAGTTTTAACTGCAGTATCAATGAGACCAATACGACCACCCATTGCGTGGAAGAACAGTTCTTGAGGCGACAGACCATTAATATATGAACTTTCTACGAATCCACGCGCCGCCGGCGAATCATCGTATTTGTGATAATGAGGTAGCGTTCTGTGTTCAAATCCATAAGGAATTCTCTTACCATCTACGTTCTGTTGGCCAAGGCATGCAGTCATCTGTTGGATATTGATTTCTGTACCTTTTGAACCGGCATTAAACATAATTACGAAGCGATTGTCCTTATCTAGATTCTTAAGGGCTTCTCTTCCGGCTTCCGATTGAGCCTTACTTAGGATATTATTGATTTTCGTCTCAAACTCTTCTTCATTTGATTTGCCCGAGTTGTTCTCAAATATTCCAATTTGGACCTGGTCTATTAAATTCTTGACATCAGTCTTCTTATCCGAAATAATACTGATGATTTTTTGGTTGGTCTTGTCATCCGTAATCAAATCACTGATTCCGACACTGAATGCGCTTTGCTTCATGTATTCGGTCACGATGTTTTGTAAGTCATCTACGAACTCAGCTGACGCCATGTTGCCGTAATCATTACACACGCGATGGATTAATCCTTTGGTTCCTGAACCTAGAATACCCTTATCCATTTGTCCGCGAATGTACTTTCCGTTTATTATTTCAATAATATTATTTGAACTGTCGGATTGCTCGGTCTCTCCGTTAAATTGCTTGTTCTTCACTTTTAACGACATTGGCGGCAAAATTTGCGACATAATCTCAAAATTTGAGACGCGATCGTTGCGCTTCTTATCTTTTGCAAATGGATTTACTCTCTTGAACATCATCAGTAAATTCATTGCATCTTTCTGTGTAAAATCTATCTTCTCTCTTGTAAATCTATAGCATCCAAGCATTGAATCCTGGTAGATACCAATGATTGATGCGTTGTTGCCTGGACTTATTATCTGGTATGGCACCGCTGCCAAATTCTTTAATTCTGCCTCGGACTCCGGATCCTGTGGCATGTGCAAATTCATTTCATCTCCATCAAAATCAGCATTGTAAGGTTTTGTCGACCTAATTAATCCCCAAGGTTTCCCAAGGGGGTGGACTGTATCTTAAGCAAGTTCAGGCTGATTAAACCATCATAACTCACCAACACCCGTTCGGTCTCTGAATGCCTTCCATATCCTATCATAACGGACTTAGGAAGTAGCACTGCGGATTGCCCATTTCATACTTTTCAGTAATCATTTATCACTTTTTTACCATTGGGGTCAGCTATTAACTGAGTTCTTCGCTAATGTTTCCATCAGTGAGTTGGTAGTGATAACTTTAGGGGTTTCCCGTCATCAAGGTGTTTCGCAAATAAATCAATAAATACTTGAGGCAAATCAAGTTTGTTTTCTATGTTATATTCTAGTAATTTTTTATAATGTTGTTCTATTTGTAATAAATTTATTTTTATACCTTTTTTTAAATTTTCTGTTATAGATAAAGGCATAGTATTTCTCCAATTAAAAGCTAATAATTGTTCTTCTTCGTTTTCAAGATTGAAATTATGTATAGGAATTACATGATCAATATGCCAGTCTAATCCATGATTTTCAAATTTAAAATTATCATTAAAATTATATTTCAACCAATTAAAATATTCTTCAGCATTACATCCTAAATATTCAATTGAATGTAATTGCTTATTATTTAAGGCAATTGTAATACGACTTCTTTGAATACACATAAATTTTGTAATAGGGTTAGAGTTATATCTTTTTCTCTGAGATTCATTTGCAACCTGTCTATTTTTATTCTTATCTTTTAAACGAATTTTTAAATTATATTCTTCATCATTTTTATACTTATCTCTATATTTTTGGTTATAGCATTCTTTACAAAGATATCTATTTTTAATAAAACCGGATATATTTTTTGTTTCCTTACAAACATTACAATTTTGTTCTGTAATATCAATAAGTGTTTGTGAATATAGTTTTTCTCTTGCTATTTTTGCCCACTTATTACTACATTCTTTACAAATATTCCTTTTTTTTATAAATTTGTCATATTCTTTTACTTCATTACATCTAGAACAACATTTTGTTTCCATTATATTATATGTATTATATTATTATATGTATTATTTATATTCAATTATTTTTATATTTATATTTATATTTATATTATTTTGCCTCAATTATTGATTTATTCACTAGAGGGTTTCACGCTTCGCACGCCCCCTGTTGCCGACACAAAGTCTATCGGCTACGTTCATTCTGAACGTGTCTCCGCGCTTCATAATTCGCGCTATATGGCACATCATAGACATTCTATGAAGAGTCGGTTGTCTGTTAAATAGAATAGCATCGCCGTCCATCATATGACGGTGGACAGTGTCTCCTTCTTCTAAAACAATAGACTTTCTATCTAGATATCTTAACGTGATTGATTCGCCATTTTTCTTCTCAAGAATCTTAGCACCGGGCCACACATCGGGTCCATTTTGCACTAATTTCGTCAAGAACGCTTTATTAACGCGATTTACTCTGACTGGCTTGGTAATATTTTTCGCTATTTTCATAGGAATACCAAGCTCTCTAATTGAAATATTCGGGTCCGCAGTAATGACAGAACGCGCACTGAAGTCAACACGTTTAGCCATCAGATTGCCTCTCATTCTGCCACCCTTTCCATTCAATCTGTCTTTAATAGACTTGAATGGTCTACCAGACCTTTGCGCTACAGGATTAGATCCTGGTAATTTATTATCAACTTGACTTGCAACATGGTACTGCAACACAGTCGTCCAATCATTGATAACATTTTCCGGCGCATTGTTTTGAATCTTATCTTGCAAAGTTTTATTAGTTTTAATAATATTTACAAGAATATGACTTAAATCATCTTCAGAACGCTGCTGCGCATCGTGTTTCACAGAAGGTCTCACAGCAGGAGGCGGGACCGCTAATACTTGACAAATCATCCAATCGGGACGCGACCATAAAGGACTAAATCCCATAAATGTCACATCTTCATCAGAAATACGCTTAAATATTTTAAGAACCAATTCAGGAGTTAGAGGAATTACAATGTTATCCTCGCCTTCTTCACTAGTATTAGTCCATTCAGCATATAGCGACGCAAATCCTTCTTTTTTGATTTTCTTTGGCTGCAAACAACCGCAACCGTCTTCAGTATCTTCACCGCAGCGTTTAATATCTTTATTTAACTCAAAGACATATTTCCATCTGGCCTGCGATTGCATTTTTAATGCCTGTTTATATTTCTCTTTTGACACTAATAATTTACTACACTTGAAACAGACACAGCGTAGAATTTTTTGAATAGTTGGCAAGTATTGTATATAAAATACAGGACGAGCCATTTCAATATGTCCAAAATAACCTGGGGTTTGCATATAATCTAAACCATCCGTTGGGCAGATTAACCCCGGTTCTAAGACCCCCATTCTAGGGTCAAATAGCCCATTAATTACTGGCTTATTATTAATATATGTATCGCGACTCGTGATTTCGGCTACAGAGCCTTTACGAATCTCTTCGGGCGATAATATACTAAATTGGATGCCGATAATCTTGGAGCAATTAGTATTTTTCATGTTTCTGGAACTTTGCGACATTCTTATTATAATACTATAAATAATATTTAGATTGTTTCAAATCAATTTTATTTTATGAACAAAGTGTTTTTATATTGTTTTATTTTATTTTGTGTTTCACTGAAGATTTAAACATAAACTCAAACAATATAAAATCTATATAACAGTAATAATAAATAACCCTATGACTGAGTATATAATGTCTAAAAATCTTTACACAACTAGTTTTGTTTCAACAGCTGGGCATAGCTTTGGTGACATTCATACATATGATTTCAAAATTGACACAAAGGGGAATATATTTGTTAAACAAGGAATAGCGCATTATACTGATCCAACCCCAATCCCAAAAAATCTACTTTTTTCCATTATTGATGATATAAAAATTCCAGAATATATAATTAAATTATTTGATTATCTTTCAAATGGAATGATAAAAAATAATAGAAATATGAGTTGTCGTGATGGTGATGCACATACTTTATTTGGTGTTGTGAAACATTTAAAACAATCTATTAAGGAAATGGCACAAAATCCACAAAATATTACTGAAATTCAAACACAAATTGAGTTATATGCTAATAAAAATACAATGCTTGAATTGGAACTTGAAACTATGAATAACAAAATAAAAAATATACAAACTGCTTATTTTGATGCTATAAATGATAATGAAAAAAATAAAGAACAAAATAAATTGCTTAATGAAAAAATAGCAAAATTAGAAAATGAAATTAAACAAGGCAAAATTGTTTATGTAGATGTCCCAAAATTACTAACAACTCCTGAACCAGAATATAATCATTCAATTTATAGAGTTCCAATTAATTCAATTAATACTGGAACATTGCCAAATGCTGCGAACAGAATGGTATATAATAAATATACTGGAATATATGAGCCAGAAGATGATTAAACATATTTATACAAATAAAAAATTGATTTAAAAAATACGATATAAAACTAATTTATATAATATTATAACCACATAGAAAATGTCAAGAGATCAAAATAAAATGTCTAAAAATGATAAATCAAAGGCTTCTAGAAAGCAAGAGGAATCAGTTAGACGTAGAAAACAGGATGAAGATGATTCGTCTAATAGTGATAATAATAACAGTGATAGTGATAATGATAACAGTGAGGATGAAATGGACCAACATGAGTATAAAAAATTTCTTGCAAAAATGTTTCCATCTAAATATATCAATGAAAAGGTTAAAGCTGGATCCAAAATTAAAAAGCTTCTAGCGAGTCAGAAGGACCAATTGAAGAGCAATAAATCAAAGGGAAAAAAACAAGAATCAGAATCGTCTGAATATTCTGAAGATGATGATTCTGAGTCGGATTATGTACCAAAAAAGAATAAGAATAAAAATAAATCAAAGGGTAAGTCAAAAAAATATGAATCTTCTGAAGAAGATTTAGAAGAAGATGAATCAGAAGACTTAGAAGATTCGGAAGAAGAAGATGAATCAGACGATGATTCGGAAGAATTAGAAGAAGAATCTGTAGAAGAAGAAGTTATTAAAAAGAAAGGAAAAAAGCAATCGGGCAATTTTAATATTATATTGTCAATTGGAGCAGACAAGGTATGTAAGGAAGATGAATTGGAAGAAGAATATGAAGCATATTTTGACGATGAGGACGAATGGGAGACCGACAGTGATGTTGATACTGAAAATGAGGATGACCCTGTAAGTTCAGATGAAGATTCTGAATCGGAAGAATCAGTAGTAGAAGAAATTAAAGGAAAAAGGGGTTCCAATAAAAATAACAAAAGTAGTAAAAATAACAATAGCAATAAAAATAGCAATAATACAAATAATAATTCTAATAATGATAATATCAAACTAGTAACAACAGAAAAGGTAAATGACTCAGAAAAATCTCAAAAGGAGTTATTAATAGTTTTAAAGTCTTTGCAAGAAAAGGGCGAAGATGTTGGTCTTGTAAATGATTGTATTAAATTATGTAATCAAAAAATGCTGGTTAGTAAGAAAAAGGAGGAGAAAAAAATAAAGAAGGAAAAGGATAGAAACGACCGCATATTCAAGCGCATATTGCGAGATAAAAATACAATGAACGACTTTGAATTCTTTGAAAAGTTAGAAATAGATAGTCAGAAAAAGATAATCAAAGAGCTTCGTGAAATCAATAAAATTACAAGGATTGAGAAACCATATCGTCTTACATTATTAGAGGCAGATATTCCAGTCAGTTTCAAGGGTGCTGCAATGAAAAAGATTGGTACATTAAGACATATGGAGCCAGGCAGCGGCGAATATTATAAAATTAAGAACTGGGTTGATACATTTATGCGTATACCATTTGGAAAAACACAAGATTTACCAATTTGTATTGAAGATGGAGTAGATAAGTGCCACGAATTTATGGCCAATGCATTGAAAACTTTGGACAATGCTGTTTATGGATTAAATGATGCAAAAATGCAAATAATGCAAATGCTAGGACAATTAGTAACGAATCCTAAATCAATCGGTGCTGCTATTGCAATTCACGGCCCCCCTGGTACAGGTAAAACCAGTCTAGTAAAGGAGGGTATCAGTAAGATTTTAAATAGACCCTTTGCATTCATTGCTCTGGGAGGAGCAACTGATAGTAGTTTCTTAGAAGGACATGGATATACATATGAAGGTTCAATGTGGGGAAAAATAGTGCAAATCTTGATAGATAGTAAATGTATGAATCCTGTCATATATTTTGACGAATTGGATAAGATTAGTGAGACGCCAAAGGGTGAAGAAATCGCAGGAATATTGACACATTTAACAGATACATCACAAAACTCGCAATTCCATGACAAGTATTTTGCCGAGATAGATTTTGATTTAAGCAAATGTCTGTTTATATTTAGTTACAATGATGAGTCTAAAATCAATCCTATTTTGAAAGATAGAATGTATAGAATTCAAACAAAGGGATACAATCAGAAACAAAAGACTGTTATTTCAAATAATTATTTGTTGCCAAGAACGAGAGAACAGGTCAAGTTCGCAATAGAAGATATTATTATTCCGGATCAAACTCTCCATTATATCATAGACAATCATTGTTTAAAAGAGGATGGTGTACGTAATTTAAAGAGATGTTTAGAGATTATATATACAAAGCTGAATTTGTATCGTTTGATGCGACCAGGTTCTAATCTATTTGAAGAGGATATGTCATTGAAAGTTGCATTCCCATTTACAGTTACAAAGGATATTGTGGATAAGTTGATTAAATCAAATAAAGATGCAATGAGCAGCGCACTGTATTCATTGTATGCTTAAATGGCAGTAATATATAATATGATATATAATATATAAGTATTATGAGTTTTAGAAACAAAGTGGCAAATTTAGGTAAAACATCAATAATACCAGTATTAAAATTAGAACCAATTCCAGAAATAGTTGTAAAGACCGAACCTAAATATATTTTTTTTGGCGTTTTTGCGCACGGTGAATATGGTACTGGTGCGGTTCAACCTGTTATTGACCGTCATTCTTCTGTAACTTTAACAAGTGTTCGTTCAATTCCAACATTAATGACATATTTGAGCTGTTCTCCCGGCAATTCATTGATAGGTGAGCATAGAGGAATGGATAATATATTGTTAACGGACTTCTTTGAAACAAACGGAGATGTAGATTTGGTTAAATTACCTGATGATATGCCTAAGATAAATGATAATGGTAAAACTCAGGATAAACTAATATCATTTAATTTGTTAGATTACATAAATGCTGCTCTTGATCAATTAGACGAACATCCGCGAAATAGAAATGAAAGATATAGAATGCAAAATCCGATAGATCCAGATATACCTAGAAATAATTTTATTTGCAATGGCCGAATTGGTATAAGTCATACATTTCCAAATAAATCATTTTATACAAACCAACCGCCAGCACGTCGCGGAAATGAATTTGATAGTACTAAAAACTGGGGTATATTTGTTTATAACAATAATTGTGGCATTGAACCTGGAACTAATATATTTGATATAGATGAAATAAACAAAGAGCCTATAGATAACAATGGAGAAATTACTGGATTTGAATTTACTTTGAAGGATATACTTTCAGGATTAACTAGAAAATATAATTTGATAAAAACAGATTATGTATTTTTAATGGATTATTCGTGTAATAATTTTAATAAAAGTATACAAGGTGATGATAGAAGAACTATGACGCGGCTAGGTTTGAGTATTACAAGAGACTTTGGATTTGGGAAGCGTAAGAAACATATGAGAACTAATAAGACAAAGAAAACTAAGACAAAGAAAACTAAGACAAAGAAAACTATAAAATAAATTTAATTTATTATTGGAATGAATTATAATATAAACAAATTGTTAATTATAAGTATAATATAATTTATACTTATAATGACGGAACGAGATATTCTCTATAAAATGAAAATGACAACCACAATATTTTTAAATTTATTAAAGCAAATTAAAAAAACTAAGATTGAAATAGCAAATGATATTGAATATATTATGGATAATAATTATTTTATTGAAAAGCCTGCAATTAATGATCAGTTCAATGTATTTTTTGACGATTCTGCAATAGAAAATTTGATAACACTTATTACACCATTTATAGCGGAAATAGTAGAAGAACGTGATAAATTATGCGTAGCACACGAATATATTGAAGATTCTATTGACAAGGGACTAGAAGATTCGCAGACAATATATTATTGTAAGAACTGTCATGTGTCTAGAAAGAATGCTTAATACTCTGAATAAGGCACGTTATTTCCCCCGCGTGTTATAAGCTTGTTATAATTTCCAACTGACATACAAGCACATCCCATACTATTAGAATAAGTGTTAGGACAGCATTCAGGTTTAAAATCAGTATTTGCAAAGAAGTCCATTTCGCCTTCAGCCAAAGGTTTCTCATTCTTTCCTCTATCCCAAATAGCTTGAACACCGGCATCTGGGGTAGTACCAGCAGTATAAACTAGAGATGGTTGAGCCCATTTATTGGGATCCATGTAGTAATCAGGCGCAGCATTTTCAGCGAATTGAGGACCAGCATTGGTCTTATAATTAGAGAATCCTTCTTTTTTAGGATCAGCGGTTACAGCTTTTTTCTCTCTTGCTTCTTTTTCTTCTTTTGTCTCTTCTGTATTGCTAGTCATGCCTTCCATCAAACCTGAGGTGCTACAAGCGCACAATGTATGTCCAAACATAACTATAAGAAGAAATACAATAAGTAATACAATTTCCAGTCTGAATTTATATGAACCAATAGAAATATCCATATTATACATAATTGTTAGATAATTTTTTATTTTAATTATACAATAGAATCTATACAATAGAATCTATAAGATGATTATAATCATTTATTAATTTCCCATTTGCACTAAATATTTTATTAGTAGTTAACAAATGGTATAATTTTATATTATTTTTGCCTAAACATAAATCAGTTCCATCAATTTCAACCACTCCATAAACTTTTCCACCAGTTTTCAAAATATCTCCTATTTTTATATCTTTTATTTGTTTGTTGTATTCATTTAATTCAATGATGAACTCTGGTTCAAATCCCATATCTAAATGTTTGTGTATATTTGACGGAAATTTATGTTTATTTTTTAGAAGCTGTAAAACGCGATTCATTGATTCATCGTGTAACTCATCCCAATCCAAAAACTGTAGTCCATTTAATATAATTTCTTTTGAGCTAGTATTCAAGCAATAAATAAATGGTTCTCTGTATCCATGTATTTCAATGGCTTCGCAATGGTCTTTTACGAAAATCCATTTATTATTATATTTGACTTGATGACTTTCACTAACGATAATACCTCGTAATGCAAACATCCTATTATTTGATATATCTAACTGCATTTTAGCTGTTATTCTAGTGCCATCTGCTAATATATCACCAGGTTCAATAGTCATAATTGTTTTTACAGCCCCATTATACATTGTAAATTGAGTATTCTTATCAAAACACGTTCTTATTCTGGGAATTTTTACAGGACTTAAATTAAATGTTATAGATAATACTGCTACTATAACTGCAAATAATGATGCAAATGCAGCCACTGGAATTGTTAAAGATAACGCAGTTGGCCACGCAATTGGAATTGCCCATAAAACTCCAATAATACCTATAAATATTAATAATATTACTATTACTAGCTGAAAAAATGCTCCAATAAATGACTTTATTGTGTAATAAGTGCCTAAAAATGTGTATAATCCGGCTGCTAAAATGCCTTCTGATTTATGCAATGCATCCATTAGAGCTAATAACATTTTAAGCAAAGGGGTAATTACATTCATTATTCTATGCATTACTTCTTTCACAAAAATGATTATGTTATCTCTTAATAGAGACATAAACTTTCTTAAATAATTTAGCGCTTCAGCAATGGCATTAAACGCTGCATTTAGTGCATTTAACAAATATACATGGGACTGAGTCAATTGTGATGTCATATTTACCATTTGATTTTGCAGGCAATATTTGAAATTCTCATTCGTATATTCGCCTGGAGTTTGACCTTCATGTGTTACAATATAGCCGGCGAATGGTATATATTTCGGATTACATCTTTGGTTTATCCAATCATCAGAAATTTCTTTTTTATTTTGCATTAATAAAGAAAATGATAATGCGCTTACAACAACAATAGTTGAAATTACTACAATTAATATAGATGAACCGTATATGTCAGTATATGATAATTTATCATACATTTTGATTATGTAGTCCGATGTAGTGTTTAATTTTGGTATATCTATTGGTGTTTGTATTGGTGTTTGTATTGGTGTTTGTATTGGTGTTTGTATTGTATTATTGTCATTATTATTAATATTGTTATTGTTATTATTATTGATATTGTCCATTGATATATAGTATAAATGGATAATAATACTTGAATATGTCTTAATTATTTTGTTAGTTCATCATCTTCCCAATCCCAAAAAATATGTTCGCCTATAGATATTCGTTGATTTGAAGTGATTAAACATGAAACCCAATCTGATGTAACTTCTGACTGTATAACAGCGTCAGGATAATCTTTAACTTTTACAAATTTGGATAATTTAGAATCATATATAAAGTGATGTCCTGTAACATAAATTGTTTCACCATTTACCCCTCCTTTAATCTTGTAAAATGAGTCTTTGTTCACATTATTATCCAATTTCATAACAGAAAATACTTTACCACCGTCTTCTAATTCTGCTCCTAAAGGCAGGTCTTTCATTGCAAAAATTTGCCCATCTTTTGTTTTCACTTTTGTATCTGGGTGAAAGCATGACATAAATTTTATGGTTGACCCAAATGTTCCAGCTCCGGCTAATAATAGTTTAGTAAATCCGTCCAACATATACATAAGTGTTGTAATCACTCCGATAAGTTTAGCAATCATATCCTTTATAGCAATAATCATTCTTTGGAACTCTACAATTAGATTTAAAAACACTCCAAAAATACTTGGTATAATATTTGATAAGAAATCTCTTATATTACTAATCATACCACGAGCATTATTTGAATCACCGCTAGACGATTCTGCAAATGACGACAATGCTGACACCATATATGACATTGGTTGCATTAGAGCTCCCATCATATTTACCTGAGAATTTTGGGCACAATAACTGAAATCAGCAGACATATCATCTGAATATATCCAATAAGCTGGATTGCATCTATATTCATTCCAATTATCCTTTACATTTGTGGATGAAGTATAGTACATCATTAGGGCTATTTGTGCGAAAAACCCTAAATTTACTAGTGCAAATATAAAATAATTATTTCCTGTTGGCATATAATATTATTATATATTTTTATTAGTTTTTTTACTTCTTCTTTTATTTTATCTGCTTTTACTTCGTTTTATCTTCTTTTATCTTCTTTTATTACTTCGTTTTATCTTCTTTTATTACTTCTTCGTCTTCTACTATTTCGTCTTTTACTACTTCGTCTTCTAGTACTTCTTCTAGTATTACTTCGTTTAGAACCGCCCTTTTGTTTCCAAGCACTATCACCGGCACTATTTGCAGCAGATGCAGCAAATAGTTTTGTTAGTTGAACATTTGTATCTGGTAATGTAGAACCTGGATATGGTATTTGTAATGGCTGAACTGTTATAGCTCCTCCTTTCTTTCTTAAAGCTCCTCCTTTATTTGTTTGCAATAAATTAGACAACTGATTATCAGCTAATGATTTATTAGCATTTGCAATCGCATATACAGACCCATTTTTTGCACCATATGGTATTCCAACAATATTTGGCGGCATTTGTCCATTAGTACTACTCATTATATAAAATAAATATATATTAAAATATAATAATATATAATAATATATAATAATATATAATAAATTACAATAAAGGTTTAAAAATGGTATTATAATACAATATAATACCATGGATGAAAATCAAAGACTTCATTTGCAGAAAATGATTGCGGCAAACAATGTTGAAGACCAAACTAGTTTAATACGTGACCTCAAACATAGCCATATTCTAAGAGAAGATGTGAACAATTTGATTATGTTAAAGGCTAAATTTATGGATGACTCTGATGCACTTAATTTAGAAGCCATGTCTGAATGTAATTTCTTGTTCACATATTATACGGACCTTTATAACAAGATTAGAAAGGATGAAATTGATTTAAAGATACTATTTCAGTTCTTAGATGTGCTAAATAAGATTGAAGAGGGTAAAATGGATCAACATGAGGGTTCATATGAAGTTGGACTATTGCTAAAAAAAATATATGTTGATAGTGCATTAAGAAAGGCTGATAAGCTTAACGCGGAACATGGCACTACAGAATCAGAATACAAGGGACCTCAAGTAGATATCTCTTGGAAACAATTTAAGTCGTTGAATAATAATCAGAATAAATAAATAACAAATTTATTCGTAGATTTGTAGGAAATGAAATCTATTATCATCATCTATTTGAGCTATAAATAATGGTTTTATGTTTATCAATTTATATAGTCCTATATATGATATAAAAAAACATATAATACCTACAACAGAGAATATAATTTTTTTGTTACTTGTAATATTTATACCATTTTGTTTTACATATAAAGGCAATATGTCTTCGTCATTTGTATTTGTACGTTGAAAATCAGTAAGGGGAATATTCATTTATTATAAATATATTTATAAATATATATTTATATGTTTTTCAAATACATTTTTTAATCTTATTATTACGTATTTGTTTTTTTATTCCTTGTGAACCAGGAACCCTATGAAATGCATACCGATCAATACTTGGCAAAACGCCTTGAAATGTTAAACTCGTCAAATTCTCGCAACAACTAAATCCAAAACATCCAATACTAATTAATCCTTTTGGGAATGTTATGCTTGTCAATCCAGAACACCAGCAAAATGCACGGGCTCCAATACTAATTAAACATTCAGGTAATGTAATGCTTGTCAATCCAGAACAATCATTAAAAGCCCAGTCTTCAATACTAATTAATCCTTTAGGTAATATTATGCTTGTCAATCCATAACAACGAACGAAAGCAAATTGTCCAATACTTGTTACATTTGAAGGAATATTCGCGTGTCCTGACCCAGTGGCTTTACTAATGATTGTATCATTTGAATTAGACTCATATTCATATGTAAATGTCATTTTTATTTATATATTGTAAATTACTATATATACATAAATCAATTTTTTATATTTTTGGTTTCACCGTAAAGCACACTTATCAATAGTAACTGCTTTTGTAACATTTTTCACGATTTTCTCAATATTGTCTTTTTGTTCTTCTATTGTGCCGCCAGACATTGAGTTCATCACTATTTTGTTATATTTGTCATACTTTTTGGTTCTTGGGTCCTTGCACTCTGGATTTTCTTTTACCCATTCATTGATTTGTTTAATGTTCTTAAATGCAACCTTCTTTATAGCATTTATGATTAAAGGTTTATCATCTGTTTCTTTTATCCATTCATCATTGTCTTTAATATATAATGTCTCACGTTTTGAATCGCTGCAATGTATAGGTCTCTTATGAATATCCAGTGCATTTATTCCCTGTACAAATATTTTGGAAACACCATCAGCATAACCTAAATGAGAAAAATTCTCTAGGTCAGACAATTGCATCTTTATTGTATCAACAAATTCGCTCATATTCATTGCATCTTTGCATTGCTCATTAAGAAACACATTTAAGTTGAATGATTTATTGTTGCAATTTGTATTATTAATATTATTGTTGTTATTGTTATTTATAGTATTATTATTTATTGTTTCCTTCTTAATGAGTTCCATAATTAAAGATTTAAAATCCTGATTTTGCTCGATCATAAATTCTTTCAAGGTTTTATTTTCATTCACTAATGTGTTAATTATATTGGTATCATTATCAGAATCAGGTTTGTTGCTAGGAATATGGTTTCCATATTTTTGTTTATGTCTCCATAATCCGCTATGTGTAATGAAATTTTTACCACAATCACATCCAAAATTTGGGATTTTGGGGTTTTCCAATACTGCCATATTACTGCCATATTGGGTTTTTTTGTGTTTTGATGTGGTTAAATGTTTGTTATAATCTTTTTTGTTATTGGATTTGAATTGACAACATTCGCAATAAAAATTGGGGTTTTTTGGGGAAAAAAATACTTCCATTTTGTTACCCACGAAAACCCCCGTATTTTTCAAGACTTTATTTAACCATGTATTTATCTATTACGACAGCCTTTGTAACATTTTTCACAATTTGTTCTATATTATCATGTTGTTCTTCTATTGTGCCACCAGACATTGAGTTCATCACAATTTTGTTGTACTTGTCATACTTTTTGGTTCTTGGATCCTTGCACTCTGGATTTTCTTTTACCCATTCATTGATTTGTTTTATATTTTTGAATGCAACGCGTTTAATAGCGCTTTTTATTAAAGGTTTATCATCTGTTTCTTTTACCCATTCATTATTGTCTTTAATATATAATGTCTCACGTTTTGAATCGCTGCAGTGTATAGGTCTTAAATGAATTTCTAATGCATTTATTCCCTGTACAAATATTTTAGAAACACCATCAGCGTAACCTAGATGTGCAAAATTTTCTAGGTCCGACAATTGCATCTTAATTGTATCAACAAATTCGCTCATATTCATTGCATCTTTGCACTGCTCATTCAGGAATACATTTAAGTTGAATGATTTATTGTTGCAATTTATATTATTGATTGTATTATTTGAATTATTAGTATTATTAGTATTATTAGTATTATTAGTATTATTTGAGTTACCTTCTTTGACAATATTTAATATCATATTTTGCAAGTCTTCATTTTGTTTAAGTAATTTTACAAACAGTTCAGTTGTTAATACTGGAAGATTGTTATTTACTTCATTGTCTTCATTATTAATAACAGTGCTGTTACATAATTTACGATGTGCATATAAGCCTTGTCTATATTTATATTCTTTTCCACAATCACAATTATATGTTTTGGCGACTTTTGGCGACAAAGTGTCATTGTTTTGTAACGATATGTAACTGGACTGGTGTTTAGCAGTCAATAAATGTTTGCTATAATCACTTTGTTTAGAGCATTTATAGTCACAAATAATACAGCTGAATTTTGATGAGATTTGTGGCGAGATGTCTGTCATTATTGTAATCAAAGAAAAAAATACTCCTAAAGTTTCGCTAAATATTGTGAAAAAATAGCATCACAATATTTTCCAAGTTAAAAACACATTTGTGATGCATATGCTCAGAAACCCGAAAAAAACACTGTTTTTCAAGACTTTATTTAGGTTCTCAGAAATGGACATTTATAAATGTCCAAATTTCATTTCCCTTTTTACTCTTGGCTATCACTTTTCTTCACTTTTCAAAAACCTAAGAAAACAAATATAAACATAATCCAACAATATAAACTAACAAATGTCACGGAAAATAGTAACAAGAAAATCATTAGTAATAGTTGAATCGCCTGCAAAATGCAAGAAAATAGAAGGCATTCTAGGTCCAGGTTATAAATGTATCGCATCATATGGGCATCTAAGAAGTATCCAAGGATTAGATGCAATTGACACTGAAAATGGGTTCGCAATTACATATTCAATTATACAAGAAGACATAAAACTGAAACAAATAGAGAGAATTCGCAAAGAAATCGTAGACACAGATGAAGTCATTTTGGCGACAGATGGCGACAGAGAAGGCGAAGGAATTGCCTGGCATATATGCCAATTATTTAATTTACCAGTAGAAACAACAAAGCGTATTATATTCCATGAAATCACAGAGACTGCAATTTTGACAGCAATAAGAAACCCTATAACTGTAAATATGGCTTTGGTTTATGCTCAACAATCAAGACAAGTGTTAGATTTGCTTGTTGGATTCACAATTACACCGCTATTATGGAACAATATTTCAAAAACACATAAGGGCAGTTTGTCGGCAGGTCGGTGTCAAACTCCGGCATTAAGACTCATATATGATAACTACTTGGATATCAAAAAGTCACCTGGTAAACTAGTGTATAATATAACTGGTTACTTTACAAATCTTAATTTAGTCTTTGAACTCAATAAGCAACTAACAAATACCACTAAGCAATTTCTAGAAAAATGCAGCTCTGCCAAGTTTATTTGTAACAAATCTCCGGCAAAAAAGAGTATAAAAAAGGCACCAGAACCCTTAACAACATCTACTTTACAACAATTGGCGTCAAATGAGCTACATTTGTCACCAAAGGATACCATGAAATATGCTCAACAATTATACGAAGCAGGACATATTACTTATATGCGAACAGACTCTAAAAAATATAGTAGTGAATTTTTAGAAAAAACAAAGAAATATATAATTGCTACATATAATGAGACGTATGTAAGTCAGACAATAGATGCGCTTGCAACAAGTACAAATACAACTGCTACTACTAAAAAACCAATTGACGAAAAAATAGAAGCACACGAAGCAATCAGACCCGTATCAATTAATGTTATCAATGACTTAGGGACAGATTTGCAACCAAAAGCCATTAAATTATACGAATTAATCTGGACAAGAACACTAGAATCGTGCATGCCATCGGCGCAATATAGTGCCATTACGGCGACAATAAGTGTTGACGAAAAGGAGCCTACTACGCATACGCAAGACACCAATGAATTCAAAGACCTACATTTTATTTACAAAGCAGAACAGGTCATATTTAAAGGTTGGCAAATTGTTAGTTGTAAGAAGGATGAAATAGATAAGGCATATAATTATTTTGTTAATCTAAAACCAAATACAGAAATGACTGCAAAGAAGATAGAAGCCAAGAATTTCCTAAAGGATTTGAAGCAGCACTATACAGAAGCAAGATTAGTCCAATTATTAGAAGAAAATGGCATCGGTAGACCATCCACATTTGCATCACTAATTGATAAAATTGGGGAACGAAAATATGTAGAAAAACAAAACATAGAAGGTAAGGCAGTTGAATGTATAGATTTTTTGTTAGATGATACTAAAAATATAACAGAAATACCGTGTACAAAGGAGTTCGGAAATGAAAAGGGTAAGTTAGTGATACAACCTATTGGTATAATTGTCATAGAATTTCTGATAAAGCATTTTAACACCTTTTTTGATTATTCTTATACAAAAGAGATGGAAAATGACTTAGATTTAATTGCAACCAATAAGAAACAATGGATTACATTGTGTAATAGCTGCAATCAAGATCTAATAAAAATAATCAGTGGACTAACAAATCTACAAAAATTTGAAATCAAAATAGATGATTATCATACAATAATAATTGGCAAACATGGACCAGTTGTAAAGAAGAGTATTGTAAAATCCAATAAAAAAACAGATATAAGCTTTATAGCCATTAAAAAGGGACTAGATTTGAAGCAACTAAATGATTTTGAACAGCTAAATAGTCGCAAACTAGAATTGACAGATGTAATAGAAGGTGATAAAACTGAGTCAAAAGGTTTAATTGGTAAATTCAAAGGACTAGATTTATTTGTAAAAACAGGTAAATATGGTCCGTATGCACAGTGGGGTGAAACTATGAAATCATTAAAGGAATTAGATAAACCATGTGATAAAATGGAATATATAGAGGTCTTAAAATTTTTAGAACAAGACCTATTAGACCCGACAAAGCCAATAGGATTGGTCAGAGAATTGTCATCAAATTTAAGTATACGGACAGGTAAATTTGGTGATTATTTATTATATAAAAAACCGAGGGCGAAGAAACCAGAATTCTTGAAATTAAATGAATTCAAATTGGATTATAAAACATGCGATAAAGAAATGTTGCTAAACTGGATAAAACAGACATATAAGATAGACATGTAATTAAGTAACAATGGTATACTTTCGTTCATTTTGTGGTCTAAGCAAAGTAAACTCTAATAAGAACGAATATTCAAATAGTCCGAAGTCAACTTTTTGACCATTATGATACCGTAATTTACATTTTAGTTTTCTTATTCTTTCAGCCGGAGGATTAAAATACTTAAAAGGTTCTTGACCCAATGATTTGTCAAACCATTGAGAAATAGGTGTTGTAGGAACAGCAATCTTGGCAAATGATGAATTAACCTGTCCATTGGTTTCATTTGTTTGAGCAGTAAACTGAGACAATTTATACGGACTTGTTTCGTCAATACAATTAAGTCCATCAATATCTAAATAAATATAAGCGGGTCCCATAAAATTAATTTTAGAAGGTGCTTCTAAAAAATATACTACTGCATCAGGTAAAACTGGCACTAACCAATATCCATTGTCACCAGGATAAACATCCCCATAAAAAAATCGCGGAACACCTTCCACTATATTACCAATATTAGGATTTATACCAAAAATAATGGTATTAATTGTACTTGTAACTTCAGCAACATCAATAGTAGACAATGCTGTTGCTGGACAACGAAAAAATCCTAAATATGATGGTAATCCCCAATTTGATGTACTTGGTAATTGGTCTCTGCGAGTGCAACTAGCACCGATAATTTTAGAATTAAATATGCTAATATAGTCATTTGTTATTTCAAATTTGTCAGAAGTATTACCAAACCAAAGTTTTTGTCCAACAGAATTATATACAATTTTAAAACGGTCATATCCTGTAAATAAAGCTATAGCATAGTTATAAGCAGGTGTATTAGCAAAAAAATCAAGTAAATATGAAGACACATTTTCGTTTAATTTGTTAGTCAATTCAGTAGCCATTTGGTCAGGATTATAAAACCCTGATTCAATTGTTATAAGAGAATGTTTACCTATATTATTATATAATCCAGCAAAAATGGCTTCTGTTAATGGGTCACTATAACTATGTTCACCAGGATTATATATTGTAATAAATTTGAAAGATAATGCTACATTATAATTTTCAGGTGAGAATACATTATAATTTGCAGGGAATGACCATGTAGATAATCTGACAGTTTTAACATTTAAATAATCCTGAGGTAATTCTATTTCAAATTCACTCGCAAGAGGATATTTTATAAGGTCTCTGTCTTCTGAATGAATAGACACATATTTTTTTTCAAGATAGTATTGATTGGAATTAGGTATTAATGGATGCGATGTAGATGTATTAAAACTGCTCATATAATATAATAATACAATACATTTTTTATATATTTATTTTGTTATATATATTTATTTTGGTATAAATATATAAAAATATAAATATTTATATTATATAAATGTCTGCAAATTATAATGGAAGAACTCCAAATACTACATCTAATATTAAATACTTTGTTCCAGGACAATCAGCTAATTTGTGGAAACCTCAGCAATATCTAAATACTAAGGTTACGCCCAATGTATATGAAAATGTTATAACACCAAGTAGTGCAAATTTTGAGAGTGTGTATATTCCAGGAGACCTTTTTGTTGATGGTAATATTATTAATCCATCAGATTTATTATTAAAGAATAATATAGTAGAAATTTCAACTGAATTATCAGATAAAATAATGAGATTGAAACCAACGCAATTTACATTTAAGTCAGATAAACAAGGTCAAATACATTATGGGTTTATTGCGCAAGAATTTGAAGAACATTTGCCTGAATTAGTTACAACTAAACCAATCTCTACTTCCAATCCAAATATTAATCCGAGCCTACTTACGAATCAAAATAAAATAAAGGCTATTAATTATTTAGAGATTTTACCTTTGTTAGTTCATAAGATTCAAAGTATGCAAAAGGAAATTGATATATTAAAGGATAAACCTAAAGACATAATAAACCTAAAGACATAATAAACCTAAAGACATAATAAACCTAAAGACATAATAAACCTAAAGACATAATAAACCTAAACCCTCAATAATAAATATTTATATAAGTATATATAAATACTATAAAAATGCCTGATACAGCAATAACTTCAAACATGACGAATTTCTTATATGCAATAATAATAGCTGCAGTAATTTGCATATTTTGTACCATCGGAATTCAATCTAAAAGCGGTTTAGAAGCATTAATTGGCGAATATAGTGTTATAGGTGCAGCATTATTGTTAATACTAGTATTAAAAACATTAAATATTAATGCATCTGAACAATTATTATCATTAAGCACATTATTTACATTGGGTCCATTTTTGTTTATTTTGTTTATTATTATTTACTATATTGCAATTATCAGTATTTATTTTGATAAAATAGTAAGTAATAAAATATCAGATTCTTATTATTCATTTTCAAACATATCAACTGTATTAATTATGGCTCAGATATTTTTGTTAGTTAGTACAATTGCAAAGACAACAGAATTACCAAAAAAGATATTTGCGATTCTAATGTTACTAGGAACAATAAATGCTATTGTGGTAATAACTTTAGGAATAGTTTTGAAATTTTATACGACTGATTGTTAAAACATTCCATTTACATATTTACAACAAAATAAATTTATAAGTCAATCCATAGTTATATTCTGTCTCCCAAATGCCTGCAATCTTTAGTAAAAACCGATTAGAAATATGCTCTATATTATCAGCAAAAATCTTTATATTACCATTACCTATTTGTTCATATATTTTGTATTGAGGTATCTTGCCTTTAATATTAATTTTGTGTAATATATTCTCTTCAATAATTTTTATACGTTGAATTATATTGATATGTGTCCCAATATCAAATGAACATTTATATTTATTAAAATATTTCTCTATTGTTAGTTGGTTAATTGAAATAGATATGTAAATCCCATTTAAAATAAACATAGGCGTTGAATATAAAATCCTAATAAAGTTACCATCATTCATTATATTATTTTTAATAGGGTCACAAAAATATACACAATCTTCATTGTACTGCTCCATAGTTTTAACAATATTCATTATAGAATCTACTTATAATTATAATATAGGTTGTTTTTATCCCATTTATACTATTCAATATTTAAATTGGAACATTGTTTTATTATGACATTGTTTTTATAATTTTGTTAGTATAACAAACAAAAAACTATCATATAAAAAGATATATAATAGTTTAATAATTAAATAAAGAATATTGAATAGTAATAACAACAAGCAATAATGAAATTTTTACAAACTCATTTTGAAGAATATATTAATGAGACCGAAAGAAATAATTTACACACTAAACTAACAAAAACATATTCAAAGTTTCCCAAGACATTAGATAAGTTAGGAAATCTTGTATTTTATGGACCTAGTGGAGTTGGTAAATATAGTCAAATATTGTATGCCATCAAAAAATATAGTCCATCAGAATTAAAATATGAAAAGAAACTCAGTTTACTCTTCAATAAGCAGACATACTTTTTTAAAATTAGTGATATCCATTATGAGGTAGATATGTCTTTGTTAGGTTGCAATAGTAAATTATTATGGCATGATATTTATCAACAAATCGTAGATGTTATTTCAGCCAAAACTGAGAAGTCGGGTATAATTGTATGTAAAGAGTTTCATAATATTCACAGCGAATTATTGGAGAATTTTTACAGTTATATGCAAGAAAATAATTCATCTGCTATAAATATTAAATTCATTTTGTTAACAGAAGAAATAAGTTTTATTCCTGATAGTATTCTAAATTGTTGCGAAATAGTCAATATATCCAGACCTACAAGGGTTGCATATACTAAATGTATTACAGAAAAAATGCCAATAGATATGAAGGTTGAAAGTATAACAAATATTAAAAATTTACACGTAAATGTTAGTGAATTAATGTACCCATATAAGATCATTTGTGATAAGATTTTGAACGAGATGGTAAATGTTGATGAACTGAAATTTTTAAAATTCAGAGACCTATTGTATGATATATTTATTTATAATTTGGATATAACAGATTGTATATGGTATATTTTATCAACACTAATACAGCAGAAGAAATTTGTTAAAAAAGATTTATCAGATTTGCTACTAAAGACTTATAGTTTTTTAAAGTATTACAATAATAATTATAGGCCAATTTATCACTTAGAGAGTTATTTATTCTATTTAACAAGTGTAATCCATGGATACAAATTATAAAAAAGAAAAGGAAAAAGAAAAGGAAAAAATGAATATACAAATAGCATTAGATTTGTTAGATATAAATATAAATACAAATACAAATACAGATACAAATACAAATACAAATACAAATACAAATACAAATACAAATACAAATAGTTTAACAAAAGAATATGTTAAACGTAAGTATCATAAGATGGCGCTGCGTTTCCATCCAGATAAAAATGGTAATACAATAGATGCAACACACCGATTCCAGAAAATAAATGAAGCATATACATTTTTAATAAATGAACTAGATTTAGACTTGGACTTAGACTTAGACAAAGAAAAAAACAATGATGATATAAATAATATAAATAATAATAATATGTATAATACAATATTATCTGTATTTTTATCAAGTATATTACGAGTAGATTCAAAGGTAATGTCAGAATTATTAATAAAGATTATAAAAGATATTGTTATAAATGGATACAAGGTAATATCTTTAAAACTAATTGATGATTTAGATAAGGAAAGGTCATTAGAATTATATAACTTCTTGAATAAGTATAAACATGTATTATATATAGATACTGAAACTTTAGAACTTGTTAGTTCATTGATAAAAGAGAAGTATAAAAATGACAGTGTTTATATATTGAATCCAAGTATAGATGATTTACTGGATAACAATATCTACAAATTATACGTAGAAGACCAGTTATATTTGGTACCATTGTGGCACAATGAGCTATATTTTGAAGACTTAAATAAGAATGATATTATAGTATTATGCAATCCAGAATTGCCGGAAAATGTAACAATTGATGAACATAACAATATTCATTGTAATTTGTTAGTTCCTTTTGAAAAAGAGATGATATTTTTACAGAATAACAATAAAGATAAACATATACCATTACAATTAGGTAAGAAACAATTTAACATACCCTTAAACAACTTGTTTTTAAAGGAGGATCAGTATTATACAATAAAAGGTCAAGGATTAACCAAAATTATAGACAATGATGTTTATAATCAGAATAATTGTTGCAAATCAGATATCATTGTAAAGATTACATTTTGTTAAATGCCTTTACTAAACACCTTTACTAAACACTTTTACAAAACACCTTTACTAAACACTTTTACAAAATCACCATTTATGTAGTGATATATCAAAAAACTTAATAACCCTATAATCACATCAATAAGTAAATAAATCCAAGCCCCTTTATTTCCTATTATAGCATTATAAGCAAATGTAAAATATAATAAAGCATGAATTGGTCTTAATTTATTCCACCATATTTTATCACCAAAAACTTCTGTACCGGTTTGTCTTGAACCAGATAAATATATATACACAAAACCAATAGCAGGCAATAAAGATAAGTATCCTAAAATTGGTAAATATCCAATGCTAATATTTTTTGCAATAATAACAAAAAAGGAACGCAGACCTATGCACCCAAATAAAAATAATAAAAAGCGTTTTTGAATATCTTTCATTATATAGTAAATATATATTTAATAGTAAATATATATTTAATAGTAATATTTTGTTTAACGAAAAAAAACTACTAATTATTCCAAAATAATTGTCCTTTTTATAATTTATTGTTTTTATAATTTAATTTATTTTTTGTAATTTAATTTATTTGTTTTATTTTTATAATTTAATTTGTTTATATTTATTTTTATGCATCAGTCTTCTTTCTGATAATCTTCTTCTTTGCAGGCTCAACAGTTAGAACTTCTTCAACTTTTACAGGTTCAACAACCTTTTCTACCTTTACAGGAATTGCAGGAATTACAGGAACAGAAGGCTCTTCATCATCCGAATCCTCAACAATTGTCGCAACTGCTCCATCATCTGCATCATTATCATCATGTTCAACTGGAGCAAATGTCTTCATTTTCTCCTTATCAGAGGCCTTTAACTTAATAAAGCATTGACCTTCCATAGATGCCTTAGGCTTCTTAACCATCGCCTGCTTCAAATTCCAAGTAATAGAGAATTTACCATTTACAAACCAAATACCACCGCATTGTAACAAACAACTCACATGCGTCTTAGGTTTCAAGAAATCCAATGGGGTCATTTGACCACTAGTCTTACCTCCAACATATAAAGGCTCACCATCCTCATCATAAATCTCAGACTTCCAAATTCCCTTCCAACAAGGAACCTTAACAGTAAGAGTTGGTGACTTACTTACATCAGGCTCATCGGTACCCTTAAACTTAGGATGTCTGAGCATAATATTAAACTTCTCATCAATAATCTCAGGATTAGTAATAACCTTTCCGAACCACTCCTTAGAATTTGCTAGGGCATCAGCCTTAATCTTTGCCTCTAAAGAACGCATACCCTTTAAAAACAATTCACATTCTGCATCTGGGAAGTCAGCGCTAGGGAATTGCAAACTCATAGTATATTTTCCAGTAGGCTTCTTTGCCTGATCCATTCCTTCTTGGGCGCCCCAAGTCAATATAAGAGGAGTTGATAATGTGAGCGACTCCTTAAAATATTTATTATATACATTAACTACCTTTCCACCAGACTCATGGGCTTTGGGGGCCGAGTATGAGAATGCGTTGGTATCAATATTAGTTCCGTCAATAATTGCTTCTGCCATCTTGTCTATATTTATACTTATAATTACTCTGGTTATCTTTAAATCAATTTTTTTTTAATGTATAAAATAAATTCAAAAACTTAAATAAAATATATATTGTGAGCCAAATGTAGTAAAAAATAAACAAAATAAAAATATTTACAATAAAAAGAATACAAAAAGATTTATTTATATATAATATATAAATAAATGAATATTCTGCATCTTGAGTATTTCAATACAATCTCTGAAAAATGTTTTTTAAATGCTACAACTAACAACAATCAAAATAACAACAAACAAAATAGAGAAAATAAAATTCTAGATCCAGAAAGCCCATATGTCCCAAAATTGAGCGAATATAATATCATTCTGCAAAATAATTACAATGCGAATCAATTAAAGTATTTGACAAAACAATATAAATTAAAGGTCACAGGAACAAAACCGCAATTAATTGTAAGAATTTATTCATTTTTATACTTGTCTTTTAATAGTTTAAAGATTCAAAAGATTTATAGAGGATTTTTGCAAAGGAAATATAATCGGTGTCATGGACCAGCATTAAAAAATAGAAGCATCTGTACAAATGACACAGATTTCTTTTCAATGGACGATTTAAAAGAATTACCCGATTCGCAATTTTTCAGTTTTAAAGATATAGATGGATTCATTTATGGATTTGATTTACTCTCATTATATAATTTAATTTACAAAAGCGAAGGTCAAACAAAGAACCCATATAATAGACTTCCAATTGCTGAAACCATAATAGACGATTTCAAAACATTAATAAGACTCAGTAAGCTTTTGAAAATACAGATTTGTACAGACATACACGATATAAGTGCGGAATTATCAAATGCAAAAAATGTTGAAATGAAAACAGTGGCTTTATTTCAAAATATTGATGCCCTAGGCAATTATTCAAATCCAAAATGGTTTATGGACCTCAATAGAATCCAATTAACCAAAATGTTTAGGGAAATAATAGATATTTGGTCGTATAGGGCTCATTTATCAAATGAAATAAAACGCAATATTTGTCCACCAGTTGGGTATCCATTTCCCCGAATAATAAATTTTAATTATTTACAAACAACGGATGATTTAGACGATGTTAGACGATATATTTTAGATATTTTAGAGAAACTGGTTTTATCTGGAATTGACAAAGATAGCAAATGTTTAGGAGCGTATTATGTTTTAGGTGCATTAACATTAGTAAGCATGGAAGCAGCCAGTTCTTTGCCTTGGTTATATCAGGCTGTAAATTATATGTAACTAAATAAATTGTAAATTATTTACATAGTTCGTTTAAATTCCAGTTTTTGATTTAATTTAGACCAATTACAATCATAATATATTTAGAAGAATAAATAATATATATTATGCGTTAAACAGCTTAAAAAGAAATCGCCGTAGTATAGTATAATAAGATGCCCAGACAAGTTAAAAAGAACTCCACTGAGACTGCTCCCACTATTGCTGCTGCTACCACAGCTCCAGTTGTTATTGAGGCCAAGGTTGCCAAGGCCAAGGCGCCTAAGAAGACTGTTGAGACCAAGGCCGTTGAGGTCAAGGTTGAGACTGCCGCCCCTGTTGATGTCACTGCTACTGCTACTGCTACTGCTACCCCAGTTGAGGATGTTGAGGCCACTATCATCGCCCAATCCAGTGAATTTTACACCAAGATTAACCAGCTTAGTTCTATGATTGCAGGACTTAAGTCTGAGTACAAGAGTTTGGAGAAGAAGTGGACCAAGGAGCTCAAGGTTGCCCAAAAGCTCTCTTCCAAGAAGAAGAGAAAGTCTGGAAATCGTGCTCCCTCTGGATTTGTTAAGCCCACCAGAATCTCCGACGAGCTTGCCAAGTTCTTGGAGAAGCCCGCTGGAACCGAGATGGCTCGCACCGATGTTACTAGACAGCTCAATTTGTATATTCGTGCCAATAGTCTCCAGGATAAGGAGAATGGTCGCAAGATCAACCCTGATTCCAAGCTCCAGACTCTTTTGAAGTTGAAGAAGACCGATGAACTCACTTACTTCAATCTCCAGAGATACATGAGTCCCCACTTCACCAAGAACACCCCTGTTGTTGCTGCCGCTGCTGTTGTTGTTTAAAAATAAATCATGATTCCTGATAAAATGTATAAATAAAAAAACAAAATAAATAATGTCTATTAAAAGATAGATATTATTAATTGCAATGTAATAAATTCAAAACCTTATATAAACTTAGATTGTTCTGTTAGCAAAGCTTTCAAAATCCTCAACACTATCATCTGCGCGTTTATAATTTGCAAGACCAATTAACATCTGTGTTTTTGTTATATGTGGCTGATATTTTATAACATCATCAATGCTAATATTTTCATCCGCCGATAAAAAATGGTAATTCTCATTTAGAATATATTTTACACAAAAACTGCAATCTAAGTTTTGGGTCTTTAATATATCAATCATCGCCACAGCATAAATATATTCTTTTAGTTTATCTCGGTTATATTTGTTATTATATAAATCAAGCATTATATAATAATATTAATTATTTTATTTTACAAAAAGAAACCCTTCTTCGCGCATAATTTCTTGTATACAACTGTCTATAATAGGTCCATTAATAATTTTTATATGTCTAAAGTTATCTAGATTGCAATGCTCTGTAGTTAAATCAAACATTTTATTTATATTTTCAAGCAATTCTAAATCAGATATATAATCGGTATTATTCTGCAGCCAATTGTAAAATGTGTCTTTTTTATTAGATTTGTTAGTATTTTTATCTTTCTCTTTCTCTTTCTCTTTCTCTTTCTCTTTCTCTTTCTCTTTCTCTTTGTTAGTATCTTTGTATTTCTTAAATAATTTCAAGGTTTCAAATAGATTTATATCATGATTTTTATTTTTTCCTTTATATTCACCTTTATATTCACCTTTATATTCACCTACCAAGGTATTCGCATGTATATTATAATCTGTCCCAGATAATATGCAAATATCCTTGAATTCTTTTTGACTAATATCAAGCTCTTCAAGAATTCCTTTCATATAATAAAGTACTATACTATGGTTTATTAAACTAAAATATCGCAATACTCTTGTACATCCATATACAAACAAGTCCATATCTTCCGATAGGCAAGCCCATACAATCTTTTTTAAAACTAGTGATGCACATAATTCATCTGCTTCTCCAGGCGCATCATAATAAGTTGCACCATATGCGCGAATTAGCGACTTAACTTGCTCTGTCTTGTACTTATTTATATGAACAAATTGTTTTTTTAATTGGTCCATTGCATTAATAATATCTTGCTTTTCAGTATCATCATAATCCTCATTATTTTCAAGAGATTTCTTTAAAGCATAATATTCTTGTTGCGCCTCCTTTTTGTCTGTTTTGCGCTTAATTAATAATTCTTTCTTTTCTGGCGGAGGTTTGCCGTCAAATATGAATATTGGTATAACATTATAATGTCTAAATATGGATAACATTAGATATATATTTTCTAATAATACATTATCTGATTCATATTTATATAAATAAATGCTAATATCAATAGCTATTTTTTTACCACTTAAATCTGACATGTTCATAACACGAATTGATTTCGGACAATTGTCCCTTAAATAACTGTTTAAATATCTAATTCCCATTTTATAATAAGAGTGTTTTGTATTTTATATACAATTGTTTCTACGTCCTTTTAAAATCAATTTTAATTATATATTTTATAATAATTGTAAATAAAATAAGATAAAATAAGATAAATAAGATAAAATAAGATAAAATAAGATAAAATAAGATAAAATAAGATAAAATAAGATAAAATAAGATAAAATAAGATAAGATAATAATATAATAATAATAGTAATAATAATAATAATAATAATAATGAATGCCGAAATAATCACAATCCCAGAGCAACCAATTGCAAAACAGTCATTTTTGTTAAATTATAATAATCCACTTTTTGTCCCTGAATATAGCACATCTATAAATACTAATTTTATATTACAGGATGTAAATGGAAATATAGTATCAGATACATTTGTTAATACACGTAACGGTCTTTCAGTATTAGGAATAAATAGTAATACTGCAAATAGTCTATCATATTTAATAAACGATTCAGATTATAATTATTATTATACTAACAATATTAGTTTCTCTTATACACCAGGGAATTATTATGTTTATATATTTAATGAAATTCATGGCCGACAAATATTTATTAATGATTCTGTTTTAACTAACGAATGTCCAATCGGGTTAGCAATTGATTCAAAAGGGTCCTTTTATGTAGCTCTACAGACCACAAATAAAATAATAAAATATGATACTTCTGATTATATTCCATGGGACCTATCAAGTGTCCCTATTTCTTCAGGAACAACTATAATTTCCAATTATTTAAATGGACCATGTGGATTAGTATTTGATTCAAGTGGTTATTTATATGTTGCAAATAGACGCTCAAATAATATTGTTAAATTTGATTTAGCCTCATCCGATTTACAAATACAAATACAAATACCAATACAAATAATAACTAATCCAAATTTTTTGCAACCATGTGCTATAAATATTAATAATCTTGGTGAGTTATTTATATCAAATATTAATAGTTTATTGTTCAAAATGGATACAAATAGTCTAGTTGTAACTGAAATATTAGATATACCTGATAGACAATCTGTAAATATGACATTTGATATTAATAATAATATATATTTACCTGACTTCAATCTAGTTTATATATACAAAGTTGAATATGGAACATGGTCATATACGTCAGAAAATTTATATAATATTTCTCCAGGTGGAATTAAAATGAATGGGGTTAATATGACAAAATATGGTAATTTGGCAATAATTCGCACAACGCCAGTTCTATCTGTAGATTTGAAAAATCTAACATACAGATTTGATACGGTTACTTTACCTAAGGGTAATAATTTATTAACATTATATAATGTTACATCAAATTCGGTAGTAACAACATTTACAGTATTTGTTGAAAGAGCAGAACCATTAGAGCCAATACCTGAACCTATAATAAGTTTTAAAGAAGGAACTAAAATATTATGTAAACTAAATAATCTTGATAGTTATATTCCAATTGAGCATATTGAAGAAGGAATCCTTGTTAAAACTTATAAACATGGTTATAAAAAATGTAAATTTAATATGAAAGAATTATTAAAAAATACTGACACTCATAATATAAACAATTTATATCGTTTACAACGTACAATCAATAGCCAACTGTTTGAAGATTTATATGTAACTGGAAGTCAATCAATGTTATATGACAGTTTATCTGCAAAAGAAGATGAAGATATGACAGATTTACTGGAAATCTATAATATGCAATTTAATATAAATATGAGTAATAAGATAGATGATAAATATAAATTAATTGCACATTATGATAACACATTTACAGAAGTAAGACAGAATATAAATGTTAATATATTTCATTTGGTTTTAGAGAATAATAATAATAACAATGTATATGCAAATGATACAAATTATACAAATTATGGTATATATGCAAACGGTATATTAACAGAGTCAAATGATGAAGCTAATTTATTGTTATATGGTTTAACAACTGGAAACGTAATGATAACAAATATAAAACCTAAAAAACTTGGACCCAAAGATAAGAACAAACTAACAAAATTCAAATAATATAAATTCAAATAATATAAATTCAAATAATATAAATCCAAATAATATAAATCCAAATAATATAAATTAAATCTTATATTATCTTATCTTATATATGACTAATAATTATTATGATATTATTATTATTGGCAGCGGAATGGCTGGATTATTTAGCGCTTATAATATACAAAAAATATCACCAGATACATCTTTTCTAATACTTGAAAAACATAAAAAACAATGGATCGGTGGCAGAACTAGTAATGAATTTTTTTATGGCACTGAAATTGTAACAGGCGCCGGAATTGGCAGAAAAAATAAAGATAAACTATTAATTAAACTTATGGATGAACTCGGGATTAACTACACACAATTTGATAATAAAGTAAATTATTCACAAACGTTTACTCCTGTTGATATTCTAAAAATAATTAAGCACTTGAAAAATGAATATACTAAACATCCTGAACTACATAATAAGACATTTAAAGAATTTTTTATTACAATTTGTGATGAAAAATTATATCAAAATTTTATAGTTTCGGCTGGTTATACTGATTATGAAAATGCGGACTTGCATGAAACTTTATATAATTATGGCATGGATGATAATAAAAGTGGATTGACAGGTCTTTATATTCCTTGGAAAACAATGGTAGAAACATTATATAACAAAATTGGCAAAACACATTTTAAGTTTTCTAATGATGTTGTTGAAATAAAAAAAATCAAAGACAAACCTTGTTTATTTCAGATTAAAACTGCAAATGGTAATGTATATAATTGTAATAAAGTAATTATTGCTACTACAATTACAGGAATTCAAACACTTGTACCAAACGCCTCTAGTAAATCCAGTTTATATCAACAAATACACGGACAACCATTCTTGCGATTGTATGCTAAATTTAATCATGAATCATCTGAGATTATGAAAAAATATGTTACCAGTTATACAATTGTACCTGGACCACTTCAAAAACTTATTCCTATGGACGCTGATAAAGGCGTTTATATGATAGCTTATAGTGACAATACAAATGCTTTATTGCAAAAAAAATATTTTAAAAATACTCTTGATAATCGTAATCTATATTGTGATTTAATTGCGGAATCTCTTGGAATACCTAAAGGACAACTAAAAATAACGGCCATTAAGGATTATTATTGGCCAATTGGCACACATTATTATGAACCATTACACGGTCAATTTAAAACAAGAAATGAGTTTATTTATAAAGTGCAACATCCTGAAAATGGTATGTTAGTTGTTGGTGAAGCAGTCAGTAAAGATCAAGGATGGACTGAAGGTGCTTTAGAAAGTGTTAAATTAGTTTTAGACAAAAAATGGGTTAAAAATGAATGTTAACTATTCTAATAAATAATAGCCATGATAACCAATTGATGCAAAACCTAGCATTAATAATAACTCAAAATATAATCTAGCAGTGTTCTCACGATTATAACCAATATAAACTAACAATGGACCAACTATAAATATATGAATTAAATTAACCCAATATCCTTTTCCAAGTTTCATATAATTATAAACTTTGTAAATGTGATAAAATATAATTATTAATCCTAAACCCAAGAGGATGGGATACATAAATGTAGGTATTGATGTTCTATATATTCCTACATATAGAAAGAGAGAGCCTACGATTAAAATATGAAATAAATGAACATATGTATGTATATTACCCTCCATTTATTTAATAATATATTCTTTATTTTTTATTTTTTTATTTTTTTATTTTTTTATTATCTTAAATAATATAAAATGAACACAAAAGAATTTAATTATGAAAATACAGAAGTTAAAATGACTGGAGGCGCCAAAATAGTGCGTAAAGTTTCAATTAAAAATGGCAAGGGGTATAAAAGTGTTACTAAATATAATAAGGGTAAAAAAACTGCCACAATTAAAAAACGAATACATAAAGATCATGTTCACTTTATTAAAAATGGTAAATTTATACCTGGATTATTTTTAGATTGCATTTGTAAAGAGAGTAAAACTAGAAAAAATACAAAATAAAATAAAATAAATAATAAAATTGATTACAATTATACTAGCATATTTGTTAGTATAATTTAATAGAAATATAAATAGAAAATGAATACTCGCAGTCAAAGTAATTATGATAAATGTGCTCTATATGAAGTCAATATTGACTTTGATGCGGCCAGTGAAGCATGGAAAAAAAATAAAAAATCTATAGGAAACGGACAATATAACTATATATGTTCCGCTTTAATTAAACATTCGGAAACACAATGCAGTCGCAGTTGTGTCAATGGTCTTATGTTTTGTAAACAGCATTCAAAAACATTATCCTAGTTCACATAACGTCATTCGCAAATTATTTAATAAAAACGTAGGATAACTTTTATTTATTGTAGTCTTAATAGTTTTTGTCCTAATAGTTTTTGTCTTATTATTATTATTCTTCTTAGCCTTCAAAATCTTATTATTCATTTTTTTCACTTTATTTAGTAACTGTTCGCTACAATCAATGCTATATAAAAACTCATTAGTCTTATATTTGGAAGCAATAAAATCACAAAATCTGGATTGGGTTTCTATAGTTTTATTAAATTGTAGTAAAGAAGAATTATGTGTCTTACACCATAACAGAAAATCCTGATAATTATTCAATAGTATCACAGTTATAATATAATATGATAGCACATTTGTATTCTCCTTGTAAAATGTCTTTCTCAAAGATTCAGAATAAGATGTTTTTTCAATCAAATGTCGGTATTCAATATCCATAAAATCCAATATTTTTACCATCTGATAAAACGAATAAATACGCTCAAAATTAATGAAAAATTCGGTGTTAGATAACAATTCATTTATATCCGTTTTATTAGAAGTATTAGCATAACTACAAAATAATATATTCATTATTCTAGCCCAGAATTCGGTATACGCTTCAAATAAATTCACATCAGATTTAATGGGAAACAATGATAAAATCTTAGATCTACAATTGGAATTATCCATATCCGAAAAATCTAGACCAAAATTATGCATTGATTCATGTATTAAAACTTTGAACCATTCTTCCATTCTATACACGACAACTTCAGCATTGGGTTGACATGTTTTTGTAAATCCAGTATTCACATTGTCCTCATCAAGAATCTGAACATTTGTACTAGGCAACACTTTGGTTAAAAATGTGTGATAAATATAAAAAGATAATTTGTTTGAACATGTCTTTGATGCATGTTTATTCACAATATAAAGCCAGTACAAAATGTAATCCACATAATTATTATAAGTATCAATATCTATTTCGGTAATTGGCTCTTCCAATACAAAATAGATGTCAATATTTCTGTCATATATCATAAATGAATAATGCAATGAAGTTAGCGAATATTCGTCAATTACTTTTCTGGCTGTTTCCGGAAACCCATTGACACTAAATGTTTTTGGCCGGGGAATCTGTTTTATATTCTCAATGCTTGTAATCTGTAGTTTGTAAAAATTTTGTTTTTGATTTTGTTTTAAAAATTGTTTCTGTTTATTAATATAAGCAACAGCACTAATTATTTCTTTAAAAAACTGTGCAAATATATGGTCAGTTGCAGATGTTTGTTTAATTGGATATAAACAATTATTTTCAACAAAAAAGGACATTAATTTATGGCTATCATATGTAATTTTCATTATTTATATTTTATATTATATTATATATTATATTATGATTTTATGATTTTATATTATATTATGATATAAAATATTATGATATTATGATTAGATTGCTCCCTTTGACATTTTATCTCTTAAAATCATCAAATCATCTAACACCTCTGGTTCCTTACCCTTTCTATAAAGCGCCAATTTTGCATTTTTAGTTTCAACCAATGCTACACTAAGTTCAGGATATTTCTTAAATTTTTCCATATTCGCAGCATTTAATTCAATATTAGCCCTTTTCAAAAAGAAATCCGGATCAACCGTCACCGATACTGGTCTGATTAATTCGTCCTTATATTTGCCAGTTGTGCCACCAGCGCCTTTCGCCATATATGGATCCTTTGACAATTCTGTTCCAGAGTCCAACGAAAATGACAAATAAAAGTCCGGATTCCTCTTCTTGAATTTAGATGCCTGATAATAATGCTCAACTGATGCCCAACTATGATTATCTAATGTAAATGGTTGAATCCAAAATGCATCTAGTTTTCTGCGCCAATCTGGAATACTTGCCAGCTGTGCAAATTGTTGCTCCAATTCAACCGGTATTTTTTCCCCAGCACCCTTTCCTGGCGCATGTTTACCAGATGCTTTTGGATGCAATGCAAACACCACATTATCATCATACAAGTTCATTATCTTGGCTTCACCTAAGTCATCAAATCTGGGTTTTGCAACACGTGATCCATTTACCTGAGCATTAAAGCTTTCAAATTCAGGAATATATGAGAAAATACCGGCATTTCGTTCCATACATTTATCAACAATCATCCGCTTTACATCATATGGAATCTCATTAAAATTAAATATCAATTTATGTTTGTAGCTAATTAATTTATAATGGTCGCCTGTATGGTCTATAATAATATACATTTCAGGTTCAAATTCGCCCCTACTTTGAATCAAGGGGTCAATTTCGCCTCCGCATTGAAGAACATTACCTAAATCACCTTTACCATTATCATATACGAAACTGGACATAATGATAATTTTAATATTTAATATACGTTCCAATGTAGTTATGGTCCAATTATCCCCCCAGAATTCACATGTTCTCGCGTATTTTTTAAGGTCTTCTAGGTTCTTTATATTTTTCATAAATAGAACATCCTTAATATTTTCTTTGGCATATTCATGTTCAGCCTTTAATTGAGTATACATGTTTTTGGTTTGGTTTGCAGCGGCATTAATTATTAGGCGTTGATTATTATCTATTGTAGAAACCAATTTGGTTTTATATTCATCATATTCTTGTTTAAATTTAATTGATTGTGCCTTAGTATCAGCAAGCTCTTTGGCATACATATCATAACGCTGTTTATACATATCAAAATTGACTTGTTTGAACTCATTGGATACCTTATTCCTTAATTTACCAACTGTCGTATCTTGTCCGACACTTTGAAATCCATCACGAATAGTGGCAAATAAACAGTCACCATTACCTTCATTATCAATTAGTCCATAGTTTTTATTTTTCATGAATTTCTGAATCCAAACATCTTTATCACCTTGGTGATATTTTGCTCTGAAATCAGTAGCATCCTTGGAGGTTTCAGACTTCAATAATTCAGGGATATTTGCGCTCAAACGTGCTGTAAAAATATCGCGCCTTATTTGCGGAATTAGAATTTCTACTATTTGGTCTTTTTTAATACTTTTTTTAAGATCTTTTGTAAGGCCTTTTTTAATATCTCGCTCCTTCTTCTTTTTATCTGCTTCTTCATTTTCAGGTACCAATCTTAATTTATTGATAAATTCCTTAGTGGCAAATGTGTATAAAAGTGGTTCAGATAATCGCTCTACATCAAGTTCACCGTCTTCATCTTTGTAATCCATAACATTCGTAGATGGGATTTCATATACACCAATTTGAATGACCTTATTGTTGTGTTTTACTAAATAAATTGGAAAATAAGTAATATTCTTATTTGCAAATGTGTTTTTTGCTGAACCAATTGCAATAATAATGTCAATATTAATATCAGGCACTGTAATCTGAAACAAATTACTTTCCTTGCTTAAATCGTCGGGGTCAACTTTTTTCAATTCTGGGAAATTTACGCTTTTATCAATGTTAGATACAACCATTATTGTATATAAGTAATTTAGATTTAATATTTTATTACAAAAATAAAATATGTAATAAAAAATGTAATTAACAATATTTAGATCCAAAGCAAATACATTCGCATTTTTGGATCAGCAGTTAATTCAGTCATATAAGCCCACATATTATGTCTCCTGTTAACAATCTCTGTATTTTCTGATTGACCTTCAAAAAATACAATAGTAGATACAATATCTTGTTTTTTGCATTTGGACGACTTTATGTTCTTATCAATGCCATAATAATTACAGATCTTCATTAAATCCTTGATTGTATATTTTTCATTGTAATATATTTCATCTTCTCCAGAGAACACATTTTTTTCAATATAATATAATAATGAATCGTTATTTGTACTTAGATTTATATCTGTATTTATATTTGTTCTATTTACATTTGTTCTTGCATTTAGTTCATTTAATAATTGGTCCAAATCTACATGTGTATCAGTGTGTTCTTTTTCTTCCAATAAAAAAAATATATTGCTGTTGCTATTGTTATCCATATTTACATATATTTGTTACATTATATTTAAATCTATTTGTTATTTTGTTATTTTTATCTTGTTATTATATTTTGTTATTATTTTATATTGTATTACATCTCAACTAAGTCCATATATTTAAAGATTGCCTTATTTGACAAACTCTTATAATCCTTCACCTTGCTTTTAGCCAACAAAGTTATAGTTTGTATAATTGTATTACCATTAATTTCCAATTCATCTTCTTCATAGTTGGTATCATCTTCAGCTGCATCAATAATATTTTTATTAAATAAAATAGCTACATTCTCAGTTAATTCATCAACTTCATTTTTCTTATCTGTGCGACTAATGGTGTTCATAATAGTATCCAACAGGAATTTGAGTATTCTTGCAACTGATAATTTACTAATAAATCCATTTAATGCAAGATTAACAAAGAATTGAGAATTTGCCTTGCGTTTCTCATTAATTTTGTTATTTTCACAAAATTTGTCATAATTTACATCAGGATCAGCGTACTGAATTGTTTCAAATTTTGCTATAAATGTACTAAAATTGTCATCAAATACCGACTTTAAACAACCATATTTTGTAACCAATTCAGCATATAAGTCAGCAAATATCTTTGAAAAGAATTTGTTTGTAGACGCGATATCATAAATAACTGTTCCTACCTTATTCGCAATTTCTGGACAAAATTCTTCAGAACTTAAAATAATATCCAAAATGCCAATAATTTTATCACGAATATCCAAGAATGTTTTGTCTGTTAATTTATTCAAATTTGAACGCAACATGTCAATATGTCCATCTAGTCCCGATTTTTGCTCTATTTTAGTTGCCTGAAAAGTTCTAAGCTGTTCCCAATCATCATTATGCGATTCCATAAATTTATTACCCTTTTTATTTCTATTTCTATTCCTATTATTTGAATTTGCAGAAAAGACTGTATCACCTTCTTTATGTTCCTTTTTTTGAAAAATAGGTGAATTTATATAAGTAGATGGCCCAACCTCACCTGTTAAATAATTAATTATAGCCATTGCATCTTCAGGTATTACAAAATCAAATCCATGAAAGGTTATTTCTTTAAATTGCTGAAGACTATATTTCATGGTGTTATTAATAGCAGTCGTAGTCATTATATCTCTTACTTTAGTTATATAGTTCAATATTTATATCAATTTTTTTGTTAAATATAATTGTAAAAATATAATGGTAAAAATATAATGGAAAAATATAATGGAAAATATAATGGAAAAATATAATGGAAAAATATAATGGAAAAATATAATGGAAAAATATAATGAAAAATATAATGGAAAAATATAATGGAAAATATAATGGAAAATATAATGGTTAAAATATAATGATATAAATATAATTTATTATAAATAAAATTGATATAAAACCAAAGCTATATAATACATATATACAATGTCTTTAAACAAAACAAAAAGCAAAATCAACGAAACACCAATGAACGAAACACCTCCAGTTATAAACGAAGAAACAATAATGAACGAAACACCTCCAGTTATAAACGAAGAAACAATAAACGAAACACCAATGAACGAAGAAGAAAATTCAGAATACAACTTTACTTCCTGGGATAATCTAGGAATCAGTGAAGACTTATTAAGAGGCATTTATGCTTACGGTTTTGAGAAACCTAGTCCGATTCAAATGAAGGCGATTAAACCAATTATGTTAAAAAGAGATTTAATTGCACAAGCACAATCAGGTACCGGTAAGACTGCAACATTTTCAATTGGAGCTCTATCTAGAATAGTTATCAAGGATAATTTTACCCAAGTGCTTATTATGAGTCCGACACATGAACTAACTACTCAAATCAGTGGCGTTATTTCAGGATTGGGCGCTATGATTAATGGCCTAAGAATTAAGACAATTATGGGCGGGTCATCAATTGACGAGGATGCAACTGAAATGCGCAAGAATGTTCCTCATGTCATCGTTGGAACCCCTGGCAGAGTGTTTGATATGATCCGTCGTCGTCATATCAATGCTAAAAAGCTCAAATTAATGGTTTTAGACGAGGCTGACGAGATGTTATCATCAGGATTTAAAGACCAAGTATATAATATTTTCCAATATTTGAATACAGATGTTCAAATTGCCCTATTTAGCGCTACAATTCCAAATGAAATGATACCATTAACCGAGAAGTTTATGCGCGACCCTATAAGGATTGCAGTTAAAGTTGAACAATTAACATTAGAAGGTATTAAGCAATTTTATATAGCTTTGGACGATGATATGCAAAAATATGATACATTAAAGGATATTTATAACAAGCTGATTTTTAGTCAATGTATTATTTACTGTAATAGTGTGCGACGTGTTCAAGACTTATATGATGCTATGAAGCAAGATGAATTTCCGGTTTGTTGCATTCATAGTAATATGGACAAGAATGAAAGAAATAATGCGTTTCGTGATTTTAGGTCAGGTGCTTCACGTGTATTAATTTCATCCAATGTTACTGCTCGTGGAATTGATATTCAACAAGTGAGTGTGGTTATTAATTTTGATATTCCTCGTAATATCCATACGTATATCCATAGAATTGGACGCAGTGGTAGATGGGGGAGAAAGGGAACTGGAATCAACTTTGTTACTAGACGTGATATGTATCAATTAAAGTCTATTGAGGACTTCTATCATTGCCAAATTGTGGAGTTGCCAGCAAACGTGAATGTTTAAAAGTGCAAAGGTGTATAATAGTTCGTAAAATAGAATATAAATTAATCTATTTTACAAATAATAAGGTAATGCATTTGTTTGCAAATATATTAAATCAAGCGAAGGATGAGTTAAATAAAAACTTAGATACAAATGCAAATACAAATGCAAATACAAAAGAAAATGCAAAAGAAAATGCAAAAGAAAATGCAAAAGAAAAAGATATAATAAATTTAGACAAAATAACCGACGTATTTAAATTGCCAATTCAATACAATGATAAAGTTAAAAAACTTAATGAAAATATTATTACAGACCTAGAATTAGTCAAAACTGTTGATCCGGTAGAAACTCCTATTTACAACAATATATTCAAATCAACGAATATTTTAGGAAAAAAGGTATTGGAAGAAATTCCAAAATATTACACTACAGATACAGCATATTTAAAGGATAGTCAAAATCTAATTAAGCAAATAAAAAATGAAGATATAAACACAATTTCAAATAAGCATAGTTTTACGGATTCTAATATAGAAGAAACCGTTTCTATCTGGAAGGAAATTAAGGGAGAAACTGGATTTCATTCAAAGTATTTATATGTAGATTGGAGTTTCGGTAAATTTGTTAATAATAATCCCAAATTGCTGCAGCTAATGAGTATGTATAATATTTCATCGCCATTGTTATCACTTTGCCTGCCAATTTTTGTATTAATTATACCATTTTTTATTATCAAAGTAAAAGGAATTGAGCTAAATATTAATGAATATATTGATGTACTCAAGACTCTTATTTCACAACACGCTATCGTAAAAGTATTTACCAATTTTAATCAAGTTGATTTTGGGCAAAAGGCGTATTTATTAGCTTCATCTGCATTCTATTTATTTTCTATTTATCAGAACATTTTAGTGTGTATCCGTTTCTATTCCAATATGAAGAAGATTCATGATTATCTCCACAATTTCAGAAATTATTTAGATTATACAATTGAATTAATGAAATACCACTTGTCTTTTTCAAATGAACTAACAAGTTACAATATTTTTAATACAGATATTAAAGATAAAATAACAGTTCTAGAACAATTTAAGACAGCAATTGATTGTATTACGCCATTCAAATGTTCTATATCAAAGGCGACGCAAATAGGTCATATAATGCACACATTTTATCAACTTTATGAGAATGCTGAATATCATGATGCAATGTTATATTCATTTGGATTCAACGGATATATGAATAATCTTCAAGGATTAAAGCAAAATGTAGATAATGGTAAAATGAATACAGCGAATTATTCTTTGAATAAATCAAATGAAACTAAGAAAAAGAAAACGAATAAAAAAGAAAAACCCGTCTTTAAGAATATGTATTATCCAAAATTTATTGATGATATAAATGTTGTCAAAAATGATTGCAATTTAAATAAAAATATGATAATAACAGGCCCAAATGCTTCAGGTAAAACCACAACACTTAAAACAGTTCTAATAAATGTTATATTGTCGCAACAAATAGGTTTTGGATGCTTTGATAAGCTGAGAATGACGCCATTTGAGCATATACATAGTTATCTGAATATTCCAGACACATCTGGTCGCGATAGTTTGTTTCAAGCAGAGGCGCGACGTTGCAAGGAAATATTAGATTGTATTGAGGCAAATGGCGACGAAGACCATATAGCAATTTTTGATGAATTATATTCAGGAACAAATCCGGATGAAGCGGTAGCAAGTGCAAATGCATTTATGGATTTTATTGTTAAAAATGATAATATAACATGTTTACTAACAACTCATTATACAAAGTTGTGCAAGAAATTAGCAAAAAATAAGAAGATTGAGAATTACAATATGAAAACATTAAAAAAAAATGATAATTTTGAATATACGTATATAATTGAAAAAGGTATTTCAAATGTAAAAGGTGGACTAAAGGTATTAAGTGATATGGATTACCCGAAAGAAATATTAGATAACACTAACAAATCTTAAATTAACTATTTTTTTTAAATTAAACAAAACAAAAATTCGTTTGCTTATTAAATAAAATATGTTATTTATTTTTAATAATGATAGCCGAAATATTTAGTACATCGTTTTTATTTAGCATTGCAATTATAATAATTTTAGTAGGTGGATTGTTTGCATATTTTAATCATAGATTTTCAGAGCAAAATCACAAAATGCAATCAATGCTCGGTTTAGTATCAACAATGGCCGAAGAAATGCAATACTTTAGAAGTAAATTAAATAGTAGACAAGATGAACATAATCGTATGCCAGATGCTGATATAATACAATTTATTCCTAATTTTTTGGGAGGAAATGGAAATGTAAGAGTAAGAGTAGAAGACAATGATTTAATTGAAGTGTCGGATTCAGAATCTGTAGAAGATGATGAATGCGATTCTGAATGTGATGATTCTGAATGCGATGATTCCGAATGTGATTCCGAATGTGATTCCGAATGTGATTCCGAATGTGATTCTGAATGTGATTCCGTCGCAAGCTCAAATGAAGTAGAAGAAGATTCTGATGTAGAAGTAGAAGTAGTAGAAGAAGAAAGAGAAAGAAAAATAATTAGCATTGATTTAGGCATAAATAATGAATTTGTGATTGAGTCTGAAGATATTACTGAAACAAATGATGAAACAATAAATGGAGAAATAAATGGAGAAATAAATGGAGAAATAAATGGAGAAATAAAATCAGTTAATTTAGAAGATATTGACATGTCTTTAAAGTCAATTTCAATAGATGGATTTGGTGATATAAGCTTTTCAAATAACAAAGGCAAAGGTGAATATAAAAAACTATCATTAAGTAAGTTGCGAGAGGTTGTAGTAGAAAAAGGATTAATTATTGATTCATCCAAGTTAAAAAAGAATGAACTGCTTAAAATGTTAGGTGATGAATAAATCAGACACAATGAATAAATCAGACACAATGAATAAATCAGACACAATGAATAAAATAATAACATTGTAATAGTTTTTATCTAGCAATATTATAATATACTATGAATTCTAAAACGTATTATACTATAAATAATGGTCCTAATCTTTCATCTTGGCAGCCAGAATCTATATTAAATGATAAAATAAAGCAAGATGTAAATATCAACTCTAATTGGAAATATAGACAATACCTCCAACAAAATGCGAATCAGATTATGAAATTTAACACAATGGAAACGATAAATGCATCAGGCAATAACCCATATTATAGTACAATTCAATTAAATACAAATCAAACAAACATACCTCAATTATATAATTCTTTACATACCCCTTCTACAAGCCAAGACAGTGATTTAAAACAAGATTTCCTGAATAAACAACGATTAAGTGCTAGAATGATATCTCCATCTATACCTACTAATTTCTAAATAAAAAATAAAACAATAAAAACAATAAAAACAATATAATAACAAGTTTAAGTAATTTAGTATTATATGTCCAAACAAATTTTAAGCATTGATGTTGGAATCAAGAATTTATCATTTTGTTTATTTGAAATCAATATATTAGAATTAGCAGAAAAAAGTATAAAAGTCCTTAAATGGGATAATATTGACCTAACAAAACAAGACGATATAGGTAGTAAATGTATGTTTATCAATGATGGTTCTTTAAAAACAAAAATAAAAACTAAGAAAACTATTATAAAACCTTTATTGTTAAATGAGGTTTGTAACAAACCAGCCAAGTTTATAAAAGATTCCAAATGTTACTGTTTAAAGCACTCTAAACTAACAAATTTCTTACAACCATCTAATGACTTAAAACAATCCTTTTTGAATAAGCAGAAAATTGCAAATCTAATTGAAATAGCAAACAAATACAAAATATTAACAGAAGCAGAACAAGAACAAGGTTATAAAAAAGGCAAATTAATTGAATTAATAAACGACTTTTCAAATAAAAACTGTTTTTCAGTAGTAGAAAAAGGGAACGCATCTAAGGTTGATTTAGTAACAATTGGTCGCAACATTCAGCACCGATTTGATGACATATTAAGCGATTATCTACTAACAATTGATACCATAATCATTGAAAACCAAATTGGACCAATTGCAAACAAAATGAAGACTATTCAAGGTATGTTGGCGCAATATTTCATTATGAAAAATAATAATATTTCCATTGATTTTATCAGTGCATCTAACAAATTAAAAGATTTCATGCCTTTAACTTTAGATAAAGAAAATGGAAAAATGGATTATAAACAGCGCAAAAAACTTGGCATCCAAATATGTAGCAACTTTGTAGATACAGACCAACAATTTAACCAATGGGCAACATTTTTTGTAAAACATCAAAAAAAAGATGATTTATCTGATTGCTTTTTGCAGGGTATGTGGTATATAAAACATAAGATTTAATTATACTTTTATTCTGATTTTTAAGTAAAATAATATAAAGATATGAATTTATATTACTTATTACCATTAGATGAATAGAGTAGAACAAATGAAAACAATTCAAACAGAGGCATTAGAATTATTTACAAAAAAAAATATTGACTATGGTGATGCATTCGCTAAATATGGAGTTATCGGCGTATTAATGCGAATAGAAGATAAATTGCAACGCTCTATGTCTATAACAAAAAACGGAGTAAATTTAATAAATGATGAGGGAATTAGAGACACATTAATAGATTTACATAACTATTCAGCAATGGCATTGATGTTATTAGATGAATAGTAAATGTAACAATATCATTAGATAAAGATGAAATATATATATATCAATTCGTATTACTTAAAAATAAATGTTCTATATAATTCATAATGAATAACGATATAATTGATATTTCAATGGACTTTGAGAATTTAGACAATCCAGGGTCTAGTTGGGGGTCTAAAAAAACTAATTTTGGCGGCGGACTTGAGCTTCTAATGAATGACAAACAAAGTAAAAGTGCCGGACCTACAAGTGACATTGATATTGACGATTTGAATAATCTAGAAAACGAATTAAATGATTTAGCAAATACTACGGCTCCATCTTCAAATAATTTTGAATCCAAAATGTTTGGCGTCAATACAAGTTTTGATGATAAACCGTCTGTTAGATTTGATGAATCTCCATCTATTGGTAGATCAACAACTAACACAGATTCTGATTCCAAGACATGGGATGGGTATGGTAAATTCAATAATGTCCCTGTCAATCCAGATGTGCATATGTCTGCTGAGCCAAAGTTAACAAAGGAAGAAATGATGAGGGAGAAATTCAAGTTCTTGCGAAAGTTAGAGGCGCTTGAAAAGAAGGGCGTTGAGCTAACAAAGAAATACAATATGGAATCTAATTTAGCAGAAATGCAGGGCGAATATGAGATGATTATGGAGGAAAAGGCGAAACAAAACTCGGTTAAATTTCAGGGCAATATGATGATGGCAGTTATTAATGGAATTGAGTTTTTGAACAACCGTTTTGACCCATTTGATGTCAAATTAGATGGCTGGGGTGAGCAACTCAATGAGAATATTGTTGAATATGATGAGATTTTTGGAGAGCTACATGATAAATACAAATCAAAGGCGTCTATGTCACCAGAGCTTAAGTTGCTGTTCCAATTGGGCGGCAGTGCTATGATGGTGCATATGACCAACACTATGTTTAAGAGTGCTATGCCTGGAATGGATGATATTATGAGACAGAACCCTGATTTAATGAAGCAATTTCAGTCGGCAGCGGTTAACTCTATGGGACAAAGTAACCCGGGATTTTCAGGGTTTATGAGTGGATTAATGGACCCTTCTCCTCCTTCTGGAAGAGGACCACCAGCACCTTTAGCAACACAAGGTCCTAATATTGTCCCACCACCGAATAGAGCAGGTAACAATATTTCTTCTTCAATGGGCAGAAGTAACTTTAATAATGGTAATAGTAATGATGGAATCAGCATTAAGGAATCCAGTTTTGGTGTACCAGGATTTGAACCACCTCAACCCGCTAATAAAAGCAACAGACGTCCTGATATGAAGGGACCTAGTGATATTACGGACATATTATCTGGACTTAAAACAAAGACAATTAACATTTCAGAACAGTCTACAAAGAATAGCAACAACAACAACAACTTTAATAACGATGACAATAACAGTAGTACCATTAGCATCAATGATTTGAAGGACATACAAACAAATGCTAATGTGCCAAAACGCAGCACTAGGAAGCCTAGGTCTGATAAGAACACTGTTAGTTTAGATATCTAATTCCAAATATAGTAGAGCAAACTGTATAGAACAAATAGTAATACCTTGTTATACTTTTTTATATCAATATATATAAACGTATAAATGCCAAGAAAAGTAATAGGAGAAGGTGCTTATGGGTGCGTTCATAACCCGAGCTTGCATTGTAACATACAACCAACGGCAAATTTTAACTACGATGAACACGTCTCAAAATTAATGAAAACAAAAAATGCAGAAGAAGAATTAAAGGAATTTGTTACAATACACCAATATGACCCACAAGATGAATATCATTTAGGAACTCCTATACTATGCAAACCTAAACAAAATGCAGACGAGTTGTCAGATATTGCAAAATGTAAACGTACAGCACCTAAATTTGCGCAATCGCCTGACCAATATAGTTTGTTAGTATTGAAATATGGTGGACCTGATTTAAAAATATTTTGTAAAGACACTATTACACAATTCTTGACTACAAATAAAGAAGAAAAGTCCGACCATTTTTGGCTTGAAGTGCATCATTTAATTAAAGGTCTGAAGTTTTTTAAAGATAATGGTATAGTGCATAATGATTTGAAACCGCAAAATATATTATATGATATGCAAACAAACAAATTGTCATTTATTGACTTTGGACTAATGAGTTCTAAAGCATCGTTAACAAAGTTATCCAAGGAAAACAAAAATAATCTAGCTAATTTTCATTGGTCATTCCCTTTGGATTGTGGGTTTATGAATTACAATGAATATAGTAAATACAAAAGAAATGCTGATAGACGTTCATTAATTAGAGAGGAATTAGCAGATATGATTATAGATGGCGATACAACAAATACTGCAAACCTAGATATCCAAAAACCCGAAGCATTTGAAATATTTTTTACATATATTAATCCTAATGGCACTAACCCACGCCCATCTGCAAAATATGATTTTATGAAAAAATTTTTTGACGGACAGGATCAAATTATAAACACAAATTATGATGAATATATTTCACGTATTATTGATTCTATTGATGTCTATGGTCTTGGATTTACGCTAAAATATATATTGAATTGTTTCAAACGACATAATGGTGTAACTGAATTATTTTTTGCACGTTGTTCTGCATTGTTTTATGAGATGTACGACCCGAATCCTGAAACAAGAGAGCTGAATATTAATGCATTGTTAGATGAATATGAAAATATATTATTAGAAACTGGACTGCTTACAAGAATGAATAACAGTTTTGAAAATCATACACTTGTAAATAGAGCACCTGGCGAAAAAATAAGTAGTCTAAGTGTTAAGTCCAAGTCTAAGCTTTTATCTGTTTCTAAATCCAAATCTAAGACTAAATCCAAGTCTAAATCTAAGTCCAATCTTAAATCTAAGCCATCATTAATTGAACTGGATCGTATTGCAGATTTAGACCCAATGCCGACCTCAAAAATAAGGCAAATAAATTCAAAGTCAAAGTCTAAATCCAAGTCTAAATCTAATTCAAAGTCTAAAACAAGAAAAAAGAAGTAAACATCTGATAAATTTTATATTATAATATTTTATACTATAAAAATGACAACAACTAACAAACCTATAAATAAAAACTTGAAAGTAGAAACCGGTCTATTCATCTTTAGGCGCGATTTAAGAATAATTGACAACAAAGGATTGCTACTTGCAAGCAGTCAATGTTCCAAATTATTCACAATATTTATTTTTACACCTGAACAAGTCACTAGTACTAACAAGTTCAAGTCCGATAATGCTATCCAATTTATGATTGAATCGTTGCAAGATTTATCTACAGCTATTTCTAACAAAGGTGGACGCTTATACACATTTTACGGCAAGAATGACGCCATTATAAAACAATTAATAAATGACCTAAATATTAATTCCATTTTTTTTAATGCGGATTATAGTCCTTATGCGCTGCAAAGAGATCATAATATAACTGTATTAGCAGAAAAAATGGGAGTCCATTGTATAAAAGGGGAGGACTATTATTTATTGGAACCTGGCACTATTTTAAATGGGACCGGTGAAGCATATAAGAAATTCACTCCGTTTTACAATAATGCGCATACAAAACATGTAGACTTACCTTCTGCAAAAGTTGTAACTAATTTTGCCAAGACTTCAAAGCAACTAACAAATCTATTATCATTAAATAACGCATTTAACAAATTTACTAAAGAGAATCCGGACATTTTGGTTACCGGTGGCCGAGATGAAGCAATCGCGTATTTAAAAGCCGCTGTAAAATCTCAGATACATTATTCTCAAACCCACAATATTTTAGATAAGCAGACAACAACTCTTTCAGCGTCAATTAAGTTCGGATGTTTAAGCATCAGAGAAGTTTACAAGGCATTTAGACATAATACGGATTTGATAAGGCAACTATGGTGGCGCGATTTTTACGCTAATATTTTGTTTGCATATCCGCAAGTGCTTGAAGGAGCATTGAAGCCGAATTATAAAAAGATCAAATGGCATAATAATGCGACTTGGTTCAAATGTTGGACAAAAGGACAAACAGGCTACCCGATTGTAGACGCAGGGATGCGACAATTAAATGAGACCGGGTATATGCATAACAGAGCGCGGCTAATAGTCGCATCATTTCTAGTAAAGACGCTTCTAATATCTTGGACTCATGGTGAACAATACTTCGCTAAAATGCTTACAGATTATGACCCTGCATCAAATAATGGGAATTGGCAATGGATCTCAGGCTCGGGGGCCGATTCGCAGCCATATTTTCGCATTTTCAGCCCCAAAGAGCAGACCAAGAATTTTGACCCTGATTGCGAATATATTAAACAATGGATACCTGAATTGCAAGATGTGCCTGTAAAAGATATTATTAATTGGGATACTGAATATAGTAAATATATAAATACAAATACAACAAATACAACAAATACAACAAATACAACAAAAATACATTATTTTAAACCAATTTGCGATTTTTCAAAGCAAAAAGAGCTGGCGCTGAACATGTATGAGGCTGTCTTTAAATAATCAAAATATAATATAATATTAAGCCAATACATATATTAAGGTAAATACATATTTAGAATTTTTAATATAATATATAATATATTAATGTCACAGATAATAGCGACATTTAACGCGCAACAAGGAACAGGAACAACTCATTCTTTTGGAGGAGTAACATATACCCTAACTACTACTACTACCAACGGTATTACTAATTATATTTATACTTCTCCTTTAAATGAAACTACTATAGCATCCAGTTGTTTTTACAATCTCTGGCATTTAACTTCTATTACGATTCCTTCTACAGTTACAAGTATTGGTTCTAGTGCATTTTACGGATGTACTGGACTAACAGGTGTTATAATTCCAAATTCAGTTATAAGTATTGGTGATAGTGCATTCTATGAATGCTATGGACTAACAAGTATTACAATTCCAAATTCAGTTACAAATTCAGTTGAAGGTTCAGTTACAATCGGTGCTTCTGTATTCGCTCTTTGCAACCAATTGACAACCGTTACATTTGGGTCGTTAATTACAAATACTGGTACTAATACATTTTCCGGATGTGTTAAATTGACAACCGTTTCAATGCCTGGTGTTACAAGTATTGGTTCTAGTGTATTTTACGGATGTACTGGACTAACAAGTATTACAATTCCTGCTGGAGTTACAAGTATCGGTGCAAGTGCATTTTACGGATGCAGTGATTTGATAAGTATTACAATTCCTGCTGGAGTTACAATTATCGGTTCTAGTGCATTTCAAGGATGCTCTGGACTAACTACTGCTGTTATTCAAGGGACAAGTGGAACTATTTCTACTACTGCATTTCAAGGATGCACTGTACTAGCAAATATTACTATTTTAGAAGGTATGGGTTTAACAACTGGTATTTTTACCGGTTGCACTAAATTAACAACTGCTCCTACTGGTACCAATCTTCCATTAGGAACAATAACAACAAATAGTGCACCGGATAGCAGTAGCAGTGTGTATGATTATTTTTTCCCTCTTGGAACAAATGGACTTTATATGAATTATGCACCATTATATACTGTAACATATAATGCCGATGATTCCAGTAACGCAGTACCCATTGATAATACATTGTATCCTGTTAATGCATCAGTAACATTATCAACTGAACAAATGGTTCGGACAGGATACATATTTGATGGTTGGTATTCACAACAAACAGGCGGATCTAGTTACACCTTGGGAATTTCATTTGACATTTTAAGCAATACAACTTTATACGCGCAATGGACTCAAATATATACTTTAACATATAGTTATAGTATCAATGATTTCACTGGTACAGTACCTACTTCTATATCTTACGGTAGTGGGTCAACAGTAGAAATACCAGATGGTATTTTATTGCTAGCTAGGATCTTAGGCGACAAGTTTAGTAGTTGGAATACAGCAGCTGATGGTTCTGGAACAAGTTACTATCCTAATGATACATTGACAATTAACGCCGATACAACTTTACACGCGCAAGCGGCGGTTACAACTGTTACATGTACTGTAACATATAATGGCAATGGTTCCACTGGAACAGTACCTATTGATTCTTTATCTCCTTATAATAGCGGGGCAATAGTAACAGTATTAGGTAATACTGGATTATCTTATACTGGATACACGTTTAATGGTTGGAATACAACTTCAGGAGGTAACGGAACTAGTTACGCTCCTGGAAATGCATTTTCCATTACAAACAATACAACTTTATACGCACAATGGCTATCAGTGTCAATAATAGCGACATTTAACACACAACAATCAACTACTACTTTTGGCGGCCAAACATATACCCTAACTAGTTCTAATCCATTTGTTTATACTTCTCCTATAAATCCAACTACTATAGCAGCTAATGCATTTATTAATAACACAGCACTAACTAGTATTACAATTCCTGCTACAGTTACAAGTATTACAATTCCTGCTACAGTTACAAGTATCGGGAATAATGCATTTCAAGGCTGTAGTGCTTTGACAAGCGTTATAATTGGTTATACAGTTAATACAGTTACAAGTATTGGTTCTAATGCATTTTTCGGATGTACTGCTTTGACAAGTATTACACTTCCTCCTTCTAGTATTGGTGGGAATGCATTTCAATCATGCACTGGACTAACTAGAGCCATTATTATAGGGGGGAATGGGGTTGGTATATCTCCAGCAACATTTCAAGGATGTACTTCACTAGCAAATATTACTATTTATAAAAATGTATATTTAAATGCAAATATATTTACCGGTTGCACTCTATTACAAAATAGTACTAATGCCCAAGGTAATTATAGTGGAACAATAACTACAGATAGTTTCCCAACTAGCACAAGCAATAGCAGTGTGTATAATTATTTTTTCCCTCCAGGAAAAAATGGACTTTATCTGAATTATGTACAAATAAAATATATTGTAACATATAACAGTAATTATGGAACAGTACCTGTTGATAGTACATCGTATGCTGCTAATGCATCAGTAACAGTATCAACTGCACTAATGACTCAGACAGGATACACATTTAATGGTTGGAATACATCCGCAAGTGTTGGTACTGGTATTACTTCTTTTACAATTGCAACCAATACAATTTTATACGCGCAATGGACACAAACTTCAATAATAGCGACATTTACCGCGCAACAAGGAACAGGAACAACTCATTCTTTTGGAGGAGTAACATATACCCTAACTAGTTCTAATCCATTTGTTTATACTTCTCCTTCAAATCCAAATATTATACCAGACAGTTCTTTTGCCTATCTCGGGCAGTTAATTGGTATTACAATTCCTACTTCAGTTATAAGTATTGGTTCTAGTGTATTTTACGGATGTACTGGACTAACAAGTATTACAATTCCTGCTTCAGTTACAAATATTGGTTCTGGTGCATTTACAAGCTCTGGACTAACAAGTGTTACAATTCCTAATTCAAGTCAATACTTAGCATTCGGTGATTCTGTATTCACTCTTTGCAACCAATTGACAACCGTTACATTTGGGTCGTTAATTACAAATACTGGCACTAATACATTTTCCGGATGTGTTAAATTGACAACCGTTTCAATGCCTGGAGTTATAAGTATTGGTACTGGTGCATTTCAGGGATGCTCTGGACTAACAAGTATTACAATTCCTGCTTCAGTTACAAATATTGGTACTAATGCATTTCTAAATTGCTCTAGACTAACTACTGCTGTTATTCAAGGGACAAGCGGAACTATTTCTACTAGTGCATTTCAAGGATGCGCTGTACTAGTAAATATTACTATTTATCAAGGTATGGCTTTAACAGCAAATATTTTTACTGGTTGCACTCTATTACAAACTAAGACACCTAACGCCCAAGGTAGTTATAGTGGAACAATAACAACAAATAGTACCTCGGGTCAATATTTGTATAATTATTTTTTCCCAGTAGGAAATACAATCACATATACATCACCAAATACCGCTGGACTTTATCTGAATTATATTAATGCAACCACTACACTACCTAGTTACAACGTAACATATAACGGTGGTACTAGTTTCATTGGATCATTACCTACTGATTCTTTATCTCCTTATAGTAGCGGGACATCAGTAACAGTATCAACTGCACTAATGACTCAGACAGGATACACATTTAATGGTTGGAATACATCCGCAAGTGTTGGTTCTGGTATCACTTCTTTTAACATTGCAACCAATACAATTTTATACGCGCAATGGACACCAATAACATATACTTTAACATATGATGGCAATGGTTCCACTGGTACAGCACCTGTTCCTCAAGTAGGTACATCATTAACAGTATTAGCTAACACATTTACAAAGACCGGTTACACGTTTAGTACTTGGAATACACTAAATACTGGTTTAGGAACTAGTTACGCTGCTGGAAGTAATATTACAATAAGTGCCAATACAACTTTATATGCGCAATGGACACCAACCCAAACTCCAATAATAGCAACATTTGCTATAACATATGGAACAACTCATTCTTTTGGAGGAGTAACATATACCCTAACTAGTTCTAATCCATTTGTTTATACATGTACAACAATTCAAACTACTATACCAGACAGCAGTTTCCTTAATACAGGTTTAATTAGTATTACAATTCCTGCTACAGTTACAAGTATCGGCTGGCAGGCATTCTATAATTGCTTTGCTTTGACAAGCATTACTATTCCAAATTCAGTTACAACTATCGCAAATTCTGCGTTCTTTGGTTGCTATTCTTTGACAAGCATTATTATTCCAAATTCAGTTACAAGTCTCGGCACTAATGTGTTCCAATATTGCTCTGATTTGAAAAGTGTTACAATAGGAAATTCAGTTCCAAGTATCGGCACTTATGCATTCCAAGGATGCTCTGCTTTGGCAAGCATTATAATTGGTAGTTCAGTTACAAGTATTGGTAATCATGCATTCGACACATGTACACTACTAAGTACTATTTTAATTCCTAATTCAGTTACAATTCTTGGTTCAAATGCATTTCAAGAATGCATTGCTTTGACAAGTATTACAATTCCTGCTGGAGTTACAAGTATTGGTACTAATACATTTCAACAATGCACTGGACTAACTACTGCTGTTATTCAAGGGACAAGTGGAACTATTTATACTAATGCATTTCAAGGATGCACTGTACTAGCAAATGTTACTATTTCTCAAGGTACAAATTTACAATCAGATATATTTACCGGTTGCACTCTATTACAAACTAAGACACCTAACGCCCAAGGTAGTTATAGTGGAACAATAACAACAAATAGTGCATCGGGTACCACTAGCAGTAGCAGTGTGTATAATTATTTTTTCCCAGTAGGAAATACAAACACATATACATCACCAAATACCGCTGGACTTTATCTGAATTATATTAATGCAACCACTACACTACCTAGTTACAACGTAACATATAACGGTGGTACTAGTTTCATTGGATCATTACCTACTGATTCTTTATCTCCTTATAGTAGCGGGACATCAGTAACAGTATTGCAAGGTTCATTGGTCCAACCAGGATACACGTTTAATGGTTGGAATACATCCGCAAGTGTTGGTTCTGGTATCACTTCTTTTAACATTGCAACCAATACAATTTTATACGCGCAATGGACCCCAATAACATATACTTTAACATATGATGGCAATGGTTCCACTGGTACAGCACCTATTTCTCAAGTAGGTACATCATTAACAGTATCAGCTAACACATTTACAAAGACCGGTTACACGTTTAGTACTTGGAATACACTAAATACTGGTTTAGGAACTAGTTACGCTGCTGGAAGTAATATTACAA